AGCCCCAGTCCACCGCCCTCCCCCGGCGCAGGGGTCTCTAGGTCGCGAAGCCCCCAGAAGAGCGGGCCACTGCCCCGCACCCCTTGCTTTTCCGGCCGGAAAGCTGTATATTTAAATTGAGCCGAGGGTGCGCTAACACCCCCGGCCCCGGGCAAGTCCCCCGGATGTAGAACATCAAGGTTCGTCGCCCCTCTGGGAATGGCATGTTCCCAGAGGGGTTTTCATTTATCGCCGTTCAAGCCAACGAATAATGAAGAACACCAGAACGCCGGCCACGACTGAGGCCGAGACGTTCACAAGGAACTCTGCCATAGGCAACCCTCCTTTCAGGAGGACTTGCCCTCTGACACTCTAACCTAAAGCCCGGGAAACGGCAAGGGTAACGCTCCGCATATATTGAAATTTCTATTTTTTTAAAAATTCATTTTTTAGTAGCGGGGCGCCGCCCCGCACCCCTGCAATATAAATGAAAAATGAACTTTTTTATTTTTGAAAAATCCATTTATTTGTAGCGGGGCGCCGCCCCGCACCCCGCTGGGGGCGGGTTATATGCCTTAAATGTTCCGAGGAAAGCCCAACAATTCCCAGAGGTTGACGGCTAAGAAATTTTGTCGGTCCCGGTTTGTGCACCGGGCGTGTGCACCGAATCATCTTGGGGGTTCGGTTTCGGGGCAAATTGCAGGACGGCCGGCGCCTGGGCCTGGCGGCCCTCGATGACCGCCAGCACCTTGCGCTTGTGATCCTCGGCATACCCCAGGCTCCGCAGATATTGAACCGTTGTCGCCGGCGAGGTATGGCGCAGTTGCCGCTGAATCACGCTCAACTCTCCCCCTTCATTGAAAAGAATGCTGGCGTGGAGATGGCGGATGGCATGAAACCCAAAGGGTTTGACCCCGGCTTTTTTACATAGCGCCAACATCATGCCGTTTTTCTTGGACCTGAAAGCCTCGCCGGCGCAATGGTTGGGGCTGGCTGAATCGCGCAGCGCCGCAAAAACCCAAGCGGTCTTATACGGCCTTTGCTCTTTCCAGGCCAGCAGGGCGGCTCTAAGTTCCTGGGCCAGCGGCATCCAATCAAAGCGCATGGACCCGCCGGCCGTTTTGAATGTCCCAAGGCGAACCTGATTCTTGGCGAAATCCACGTCTTCCCATTTCAGCCGGAATATTTCCCCGCGCCTGGCCCCAAGGTAGAAAAAGGCCAGGAGAATACATTTATCCTGGCCTTGGGCCGCTTCGACCACCCGCCAGAAGTCGTGTTCCTCCGGCACATACCGGGGGCTCCGGACCTCCTTGAACTTGTCCACCGCCAAAAATGGGTTTATGACCTTGGGGAATCCAGTCAAGTATTTTTCCCCCCATTTCCAGGCCGCGCCCAACTCTTTGCGGTCGGTGTTGGCCGCATAGCCGGAGCGGTCCCGGGCCTGTCGCTGAAGATACTCCATGACCAGAGCCGGGGTGACGGCCGATAGATCGCCAGACCCGAGGAAGGTCAGGAACCGCTTTAAAACCCGGACTTTGGCCCGGAATGTTGTCTTGACGTGATTCTGCATGGAATACTGGCCGTATTTATCGGCCCACCCTAAGACACTCGGCGAATCCGAAGGGGTCCGGGGTTTGGTCAACTCCTTTCTTGTTTTCAGTTCCCACTCCGAGGCCGCCCTTTTTTCCTGGGGCCCCGTTCCGAATAGACGGGTTGCCACTACCGCGCCGCCAATCTTGACGACGCCGCGCCAGCGGTTCCCTGCCCGGCTCTTGTATTTGGTTGGCATTGCTCAAGATCTCCTTGATTTTTCGCTCGAAAAATCGTAGGCATCTCGGAGCAACCTCTACGCCACCGTAATAATTAGGATATTTCATTACGGTGCGGCGGTCAACCCCGAAAATTTTAGCGACTTGGGTCGCGGTCAAGGGCTCCCCGTAGTCTTCCCTAAGATGAGCGATAACGTCTTGGAAACTCATTTTTTCCCCAGGCTGGAAACCGCCTCGATACGCTCCCCAATCCAGCGCATGACCGGGACGGCCATACTGTTTCCGATGACCCGATACCGCGGGCCATCCTTGGCCGGCTTGCCCCTATATGTGATCAGGGTGTAATCGTCCGGAAATCCCTGGAGTCGCTCACATTCGCGGGGCGTGAGCCGGCGGACGCTCTGGCCAGTTAAAACGCAAACCTCTTGCCCCTGATTCCGGCCGACCGGGTGTGTCACATCTCCGGACACATCAGGATCTTGAGAGCCGTGAAAAGCTATGGCCAGGGTCTGCCGGCCTGAACCATCTTCAGGCGAATCATGGCGGGCCAACAGCGGCCGGCTGACCACAAGCAGACCGGCCTCCGCGTCCTGGGTTGTCGCGCTCCCGGCCGCCTTTTTGTTGTGTTGTAGTGTCCCTGTTACGACAAAGGTTTCATGTTCGGGATTTTGTTGGTTCATTCTGCTGGCATGAAGGCATTTGCTTACAACTATGGCATCGGTCTCTACCCGCGAGTTTCCGGTGCGGCTGAACGGCGGCCCGGCCGTGACCGCCGGGGAAACCTGCATATAACCTCCCGCTGCCATCTCTACATCTTGGCCCCAGCCCCCGCTTCGAGAGCGGCTTTTAAGTGTTCCGGCAACTTCCGTCCCCGGGCCTCGGCCCGGCGGAGTATTCCGCGACAAGCTGTGCCGCTCAAATAGAACCGCCGCGGCAAGTCGCCAGTTTCCAAGATGTCCGACAACGAAGACGCGACGCCTCCGCTGGGGAACTCCAAAGTGTTGAGCGTCAAAAACTCGGTATGCGAACCCATACCCGAGGTCGCCCAGCGCCCCGAGAATGGTTCCAAGCGCCCGTCCTTTGTCAGCCGACAGGACGCCGGAGACGTTCTCCCATACCAACCAGGCGGGGCGGAGGCGGCCAGCAAGCTTGATAAATTCGAGGGCCAGAATGCCACGGTCATCATCCAATCCCTCTCGCCGTCCGGGAGAAGGTCAACTGTTCCAAACTCATCTCCTTTGATTCGGGTGAAATCCCCCAGGTTCGGGGTTTCCGGGTAGTGATGGGCCAGGACGGCCGAGGCAAAGCGGTCTATTTCGGCGTAGGCCGCCGCTTGCCAGCCCAAGGGGCCCCAGGCAAGCGTGGCGGCCTCAATGCCGGAACAGACAGAGAGGTATTTCACCGGCCGGCCTCCTGGGCCGGCTCATCTTCCCGGAAAAAGCCGCCCTCGTAAAATTGCTCCTGTTGGAAAAGGAACTCTTTTTCGCCCAACAGTTTAAGCTGTTCATCATTGGTGGCAAGCATGGCAACCCCGCCGCCGGCGCTAAGAATGAAACCATACTTCTGCGCCAGGGCCATCACTTCCGGCCAGCCTTTTCTGTCGCGTTTCTCTATCAAGGCCAACACTTTATCGTCAGCCAGCGGTTTATCTTTCGCTTTCATTGCTTCACCGCCACCCGAACAGATACCGCACCCGGCCAATGAACCCCACGAGCGGCGGCCGGCGGTCAAGTTCCTTGTGCAACTGGCGGCATTCCAAGGCGCACTCGTCCCACCTTTTGGCGAAATATTGCGCCGAATCATGGAAGTTCGCCTTTTCTTCGCAAAGGGTCCTGTTTTCGGCCCGCAAATGAGTATTTTCAAACTTCAAGCCCTCGGCGACCCTCTTCAACCCTTTGTATTCTTCCACGAGCCGGCCAAAGGCGGCCTTAGTGGCGGCGGCTTCGCTGGTCTGGGCGATACTCATCATTGGCTCGCCTCCTTCCCGGCGCGGAGCCGTTCGATTTCCGCCCGCAAAAATTCGTTTTCGTCCTGCAGCCGGTGAAGTTCGGCCAGGACGGCGAAATCGTTTAAGCTATGGAAGACGGCCCCGGGAATGGGCCGCAAACTGGACGTGGGGGTCTCTACTCCGTAGGGAATCCCGTCAGGCGTTCTTGACATTGTTCAACCTCCATCTTAAAGATTCACCGGGAAAAACCCTTGCATGCCGCGGTAAGGCATGAAGTCAAGCAACTTGGCATTACAGATCAGAAAGCCATTCGGCCCCTCAAACCAGACGGAAGGGCTATGATGGACGCAAGCGACCAAATCGGCGCGCCCAATTATGCCGCCATAGTGGAGTTTGACCTTGCTCACGTCCAGGCCCTTGAGGGCCTGGACGTAGTGCGGGTGGGCCGCAATTTGCTCAAGGGTCACGCCATCGGGCGTCTTGGCGGCGTGGATATAAAACGAGCCCCGGAACCTGGTGGGCCAGTTTCGGTTTTCGATGTCCTTTATGCCGGCCGCCAAGAGCCAGGCCCAGGGCTGGCGGACAGACAAAGCTTTATCAGCCATCAGGCGGCCTCCCTGTGTTCGGCCCGGGCTTCCAGGAAGGGCCGCGCCTGGGCGAAGTTCAGGTTCAGCACCTTGCCGCCGATTTCTTCCAACTCGACCGCCCGGTCGTAGTTCTCAAGGTCATTGGCCGTCCGGGTTACGGCGTTGAGCATTCCGTATTGAGACAAATCCCCGCCGCGGATGAGGTGGTCAAGAACGCTGGCTTCCTCCGGCTTGCTCAAAAGGAAGGTCGAGGCAAGCTGTTTAACGCCGGCCGGAACGTCTCCGGTAATTTTGCGGGCGTTGGCCTCTTGAAGCTGGCTGACGATTTTGCCCAAGTGTTCCCGGCTGACCATGGACCGCACCATGTCCCGGGTGGCCAGGGCAAAGGCCTTGCTGTCCGCTTCCTGGGCCTCATCGGACAACTGGAAAGACTGCCCGTTGCCCAACTTGCCGCCGATGTGGCGCGTCCTCATGCCGGCCAGTTCCCTGGGGACCACCATACCGTTCAGGCAGGACAAGGTGTAGGCGAGGAAGCGGATCTCCCGGCAGCCATAGCCAACTTCCGAGTTGGTCAAAAGGAGGCCGGCCTGAACCACATCGCCCACCTTGCGGCTGTCCTTGGTTATCTCGTATTCCTGCTTGATTTCCGGGAAAGTCAACTGGACATACATACGGCGCTCCGTGACTTCGGCCGATTGGACAACCAGGTTGCCGACATTCTGCAGGGCCGGCAGGATGGCGTTCAAAAAATCGTAATTGTCACGGCGGGAGTAACGGTCGGACAGGACGGCGCGGACGTTGCCGTCAAGGGTGCGGACCATGCGGGAGGTCTCGGCGTTGCTTTCGTGCATGGCCCACCCGTTGACGTTTTGGCACAAAAGCTCCGGGTTCTCGCGCCGCATTTTGTCGTAATACTTGGCCGGAATGCCCAGGCGCTCGCCCAGGGTGTCATGACCGATTTCGGACACGCCGAAGGCCTTGTCCTCCATTTCGATAACCAGGCGCTTATCATCGGGCCCGGTCTGCGTCATGCGCAGTTCGTTGGTGGGCACGATAAAATCGTTAATGGCCTGGGCCTGGCGTTGAACTTCCTGGGCCAGTTCAACAAGGGATTTTCCGCTAATCATTTCTCTGCCTCCTTGGTTTGCGTTAATTCGATTTCCCACCCGGGAATCGTGCTGTAACATTTTATTGCGAACAACCGGACCACTTGCTTGTCATCACACCAAAAGCCGACTTGCCCCAGACAGTCTTTCAAATGCTTGATCAAGTTATCCAGGTCCGGCTTGCCAATCGGTCTTAAGCGCCTCGTGACGGCCTCTTGCTTCTTTTTTTGAGACCATGAGGCGGGTATGGGACGGTAGGCGAACACTCGGAGCGTCAGCGGCCCTTCCAGGGGCTTCTCCGGCCGAAACGGCAGGAGAAGCGCGCAAAGGTTTTGTTCGGCCTGGCGCTGGTCGGCGCTTTTGTAAGTCATGCTCAAGCCGGACTTGGTGACGGCATGCCGGGCGCGGGCCTGACCCCGGGGGATGATGGGGATTGAAAATTTCATTCCTCGTCCTCCGTATCACGCCGGCGGTAACTTTCGCCCCGGAATTCCAGGCACAGGCTCCCGGCCTCCATAATCCGCTCGTAGGAGCGGAAGCCCAGGGCGTCCTCGATGTCCTTAGTCTCACCCGGGAGCGGCTTTCCGTTCTGGTCCCGGGGCTTTCCTTTCGGCGGCTTGCCGAGGTTGGAAATTATGCAAGTCGGCTTTTTCGCCCCATAGCGTTGTTCTATGACCTGGAAAATCATGATTTCTTCGGCGGCCGTGAAAAACTGGACACCGACTTCATCCATGACCAGAATGTCCGGGTTGGCATACTTGGAAATTATCTCGGTTTCCTGGGCCGTCCGTTTTTTATCGCTTCCGGACCAGGCCTTTTTTATGTCCCGCAGAAAGTCATATTGCCGGGCGTAAAGGCCGGTCCAGCCTTGGCGGACTATATCGCGCAACATCGAAACGCCGAGGTGGGTCTTTCCGAGGCCGGGCGCGCCCAGGAGGGCGATACATTTCCCCTTCCGGCGGATTCCGGAGAACATATGGCAGTAAAATTTGATTTCGTTAAGTATCGTCCGCTGGGCCTCGTTCTGCGGGCGGAAATTATCAAAGTCTTTTTCCTGGTAGCGCTCAAGTATGCCGGCCTCGGTCAAGTTTTTGGCGATCATCAACTCCCGGGCCTCGGCGGCCGGTTTGGCCTTATAGGCCTTTAGCTCGGCTTCACAGGCCGGGCAGGAGGACCAATGGATCACGTGGCTAAGCGCTTCCGGCATTTGAATCTTGACGGCGGTATAAGGGCCGTGGTCACGGCAAATCAACTCCCTGACTTCGCTTGTGTTTGTCATTGTCTAGCCTCCGCAAGTTTCGAGACCGGGTTGTAATTTTCGGCGTCCAGGGGGGCGGGCCCTTTCGGAGCCGGCCGCTCGTCATAAACGCCGTTCAGGATATGGGCGAGGTTGTCGGGTTTCAGGAACCAGGCCAGGGTCATACCGGGGAAATATCGCCCCTTGGAGCCGGGCTTCTCCCCCCGCAGAAGCGGGGAGGCCTTGGCCCTCTCCGCGGCCCGCTCCCAGGCCTCCAGGGTTCGGAACTCGGGAAACCGGCCGGCCATCTCTTGGGCGTGGGTTATCATCTGGTCGCTGATTATGACCGTCTGAACCCCCGGCCAGATCGCCTCAAAAACCGGCTTAAATTTAGCCAGGAGCGCCGCCGCCTCCCCTCTGCCCATGTCTGGGCCTGTTTCGGTTTCGGATTGCACAGAGGCGCTATTAGGGGCGTTTTTCGGCGTTTCCGGTTCAACGCGCGCGCGAGTGGTGGCGGTAATTTCTTCTTCTTCCGGAGATGGAGTTGGAGATGGAGATGGAGATGGGGTATTACTAGATTTGGGTTTTAGTAATACTAAATCATCGTTTTGGTAATACTCGGAATCGGTTTTAGTATTACTAGAATTGCTTTTTGGTATTTTTTTGGTATCGCGCCAGCGCTTGTTGACCGCCTCTTTGGCTTTCTCTTGGCGCGTTCCGAAGGTGGCGGCGAATCCGTTATGCTCCGTCCAGTCATGGACGGAGTATTGGCCCCCGGTTTCGTCCAGAAAACGGACGGACACCAGGGCGGCCAGGAAGGCCCCAGGCTCACCGGACCAGCCGGCGGCGATTTCAATGTCATCTTCGGTCATGCCGGCCAGTTCGCCGGTCCACTTGTTCTGCGCGACAAACCCCAGGAGGCGGATATAACAGACCAGGCCCACGTCACCACAGGCGCGGATTAACTTCTTTGTTTTCGGATGGTCGATAAAGCCAACGGCAATGCGAAAATCTTTATTCATCTTTTTATTGGCCCCGTTTGCTTAAAGCGGGTGGGGCCGGGCCGGTTGCCGAGGTGGAGCAGGAGGCCTAAATTTTCATGGCCTTCAAGGTGGCCAAGGCTTTCTGGCCTTGGGGTTCGGAAAGTTCGGAGGGGTCGCCGGTTCCGAATTCGGCCGCCAAATCCGGGGGCAGTTGCCCGGGCGCGCCCAGGCGGGAGAGTTCTTTTTCCACGGCCGTCAGGGTGGGGCGGCTGATGTCCGGCTTGGCCGTGGTGGCTTCGGCCGGCGGGGTCTGGGCCTGTTCCTGGGCCGGTTTGGCGGCCGGATCTTCCGAGGCCTTCTTTTCGGGCTTGGCCTCCTGGGGTTTCTTGGCCGGCGCTCCAGGGGCCGGCTGCTCGGCCTTGGTCTGGGGGCCGGTATCAAAGGCCGCTTCGATGGTCGTGTAACCGTCACGGATGGCGGCGCCGATTTTGACCATCTGCCGGTATTCCATCGGGGTCATGGTATCAAGGCTGTGCTGAATCTTGGACTCGATCATCGGCACGGAAACCCCGACCGCTTCAAAAGCGGTGACCATTTTCTTTATACGGTCTTTGAGCGGCGCTTCCTCGTTGCCGGCCAGGGTCAGGTTGCATTGATTCAGGGCGGCTTCCACGATGTCACCAGGTATGATTTCAAGAATGCAAGCCCGGACCCGGCGCTGGGCCATGTTGGCGATAAGCTCGTATTTGTCGCGTTCCTCCTTGATTTCATATCCGCCTTGTTTGGTGTCCCGGAAAAGCCGGAGTTGGAACTGCCGCACGGCTTTGGTGTTGGTTTCCAGGTCCCAGGCGTAGGCCTCGACTTCCGAGACGGCGGCGTCCCGGTCTCGGCTCAATTCCCGAAATCCATAAGTCATGTTGCCCCAATACCGGGCCAGGGTTTCGGCCAGGCGGATAGACGGCCCCTCGACCTGGGCGGTCCCCCGCTTGTAGGAGTAAATGGCCGTTTCGGCCAAAGAGACCCGCTTGCAGGCCTCAATGATTTTGCGCTCGGCCAGAATTTCCGCCCGGGGGCGGGTGGCGGCCACGACCAGGGCGGCCTGGACTTCGGCCACGGCCCGGGATTGTTCCACGGCGGTCAGGCTGTTGGGCGCGGGCGGGGCTGCGGGGACAAGCTCGCGCCCGTTGCCCGGCGCGGCCGGCGGGCCGACCGCGAAAGCGTCATCTTGGAAGTTCATAATTTTCTCCTTTCGAGTTATAATGGGAATCGCTAAGTCGCCCTCCTATTGGGCGTGGATTGAAACGGGTATAATTTTCCGGTGGGCCGGAATGTAAGGGCAGGACCAGAAATAACCGCAATACCTTGGCCCGCAGATCCAGGAGCCGGCCTGGGCCGGCGGGAATATGCCGGCCTGAATCATGCGGTGGATGATGACCAGCCGGCCGACCAAGGCCATGAAATCGTCCTCGGTGCGGTCGGTGGAGAGGGTTTGCCGGCGGGGCTTGGCCCCTTTAATCATGATCTCAAAACGGATTTCATCGGGCGGCTGGCCGGTGTCCGCTTCGACCAGCTTGTGATATATCGTGGCCTGGGGGCTGTGGTGGGCCCGGTCGGCCGGCCAGGCTTTCGAGGCGGTCTTGAAGTCGATCAGGGTTCCGGCTTCATCAAGCAAATCAATGGTTCCGGAGATGGGGAGGTCAAGGCCTGGAACCCAGAGTTCAACCCGTTTTTCGATGAGCGCCGGCCTAATCTCGGGGGCGATTTGCGCGTGGTAGAGGCCGGCCAGGGTGACAACCTCGTCCACGCCGGCCTCGGCCTGGGCGCGGGCCGAGGGCCGGTCTTCGGGCGCGAAATAAGCCCGCTTGTCTTTGACCGCCGTAATATAGCCGTCCCGGGCGGCGTCCTGGATAACGTCCAGGGGCTCGTCTTGGCCGGTCTTTATCTTGGCCCGGTGGTTGACCTCGGCCGCTTTGTGAACGCCGGTTCCGATGTGGGCGGCCAGGCCCGGGGGGATTATTTCGCCCTCGATGTAGCGGCGGCGGAACTGCTCCGGGCAGTTGTCCCAGGTGGAGAGCGAAGATTGGCGGAAGGAGGTAATCATTGGCAGGCCTCCGCCGCCCGCTCGGCCGCTTTACGCCAGCATGGAGCGCCGCAGTCTTTTTGGGTTTTACAAAAGGCCGAAGTCAAGCTGTAGTCCGTGCCTAGCGGACAACGTTGGCGCGTTTGCGCCAGCCGGAAGGACAACCAATCCACCATTTTGTTCAGTTTGGCGGCCTTGGCTTTGGCCTCGCGGAGATCGAACATAACAGCCTCGGCGCCGTAAGTGGCCTCCGCGTCCAGATAGTGCAATTCTTCGATTTCGTCCTGGGCTTCGTCCAGGGCGTTCATCAGAAGCGCAATATCGCCGGAAATCTGCGGGGAGAAGGAAACCCTGGCCTTTTCCAAACGGACCTTGATTTCGATCAATTCCTTGTCGGTCATTGGAGCACCAGCCTTTCCGCCCGGGCCTGGAGTTGCTCAACTTCCGGTATCAACCGACCGGACCAGAAGACCACCCGTTCCACGGCCAGCCACAAAAGATCCTCGGGCGCGTCTGGATTATCAAGCAACCGATTCAGGATTTTGGTCCAGGTAGAAAAAGCCGCAAGGTTGTCATATTCCATTTGACAACTCCCGGCGGCTCTGTTAGTCTTGAGCCGCCTTCCACATAATTCACAGTTGCCGATTCTGGCCCCCGAGTTGCCGCTCTGGGGGCCAGGCTTTTTACAGGCGGCCCATGCGCCGGGCTTCCCAGAACCGGCGGCTGATTTCGGTCCCATCATCAATCAGGGCTTCAACGGTGTTCCGGGTTTCCGGCAAAAGGTTGTTCCACCAGGTTTCCTCGATTTGGTCGGCGGCGTCATATTGGGCCTCGTGCCGGCGAAGGTCGCGGGCCAGAACGGCGTCGGTGTTCGGTTCGCAGTGCATTTCAAAGCTCCTTCCCGCCTTAGGCGGGGCTCCCGGCCCGGCGGCCAGGCCGGGAGCGTTGGTGGGATTCTCCGGCGGATTTCCGGCGGGGTTACGGGTTGATGACGTCTTGGCTAACGTCATGCGGGGATTCGGTTTCGGCGGCCGGCAAAGGTTCCCAGCGGGGATAGCTTCGCGGATCGCCATCAGAATGGTCCTCGTCCAGCCCCCAGAAATTACAATCCGCGCAAGTGTCTTTGTCGTCCTGGGGCCCGTGGGCGCAGGTGGAACAATCGACCTCGGGATGCTGAACGAATTTCCAGTTTGGGAGTTGGTCTTTTTCATTGGCAAGTTTTTTGCAATCAGAGCAAAAAGCGCCGCCCAGACTTTGATGTTCGCAGTTGTGACACGAGCGTTCAACTTCGGCCGGGCCGTTTTCTTCGGAAGCGGCTGCCTGGGGCTCATCGGCCGGGCGGGGTTTCCAGGCGAGGCATTCGCCGTTTTCGCCGCACGTGGGACAAATGTCATTCGCCCCGGCCTCCAATTCTCTGTGGGCGCAATTTTCACAAGCGCGGGGCCGCCATTCGGAATAATCGTTGCATTCGTAACAGCTTCCGCGGGGGCTGTGGTAGCAGTCATGGCAAGAATCGCAGGACGGCTCGACATAATCACAGCCGATACAATTATCGCAACTGCGCTCAACCTGGGCCGCCTCCGGCTCGCCGGCCGGCTCCGCGGCCGGGTTGTTGGCGTCTCCGGACAGGTCGAGGGGGAGCGGTTTTCCCGGTTCGATAGCCTGTTCGCGGAGCAGTTCGCCGGTGTCTTGGTGGAACCAGGAAATCATGCCAGTGGTTAGGTTGGTCACCCGCAGGGCCGCCACTTTTTCCTCGACCTCGTTTTCCTTCATTTCGCGCAGGAGGCGGTAGGTCTCGATGTCAAGGGCGTCAATGGTTTTCTGGCAGGACTTGGCGGCGCTTTTGTAATTATCAAGCGCAATCTCCGCAGACGCGCGACTGCCGGCCAGCTTGTAGAGTTCCTCCAGGGAGCCCTCAAGTTCGGCCGGCGAAAGGGGCCGCTTGACAAGGATGTAATCTTCGGACTTGCGGATCTGTTCCTTGGGTTCGCCTTCGCCGTTGCCTTCTTCCGGTTCCTGGGCGGGTTCAGTTTCGGCCGGGGCATCTTCGCCGGCGGCCTGGTTTTGGGCCTCGGTTTCCCCGCCGGTGCTTTCATTGCCGGCGGGGTCGGCCGTGGGTTCGGTGTCGGTGGGCTCATCCTCGGGGGCCGGCGGGCCGGTTTCCTTTTCGCCCGGATGCTCGGCCGACTGGTCGTCCGGGAACTGGTCCAGCCAGGCCAGCAGTTCCTGGGCCTCGGTTTCCCTAAGATTTGCAATGTGGCGGGTCGTGGGTAAGCCCTTGGATTCCAACCATTTACAGGGGGGCTTGAGGGTTCCCAGGCCCTTGGCGGTCAAGACGCTGGTTATTTGGTCCAGCGTCTTTTTTCTGACGGTGTATTTGGTCAAGTGATCTCCTTTCTTTTTAGGCGGCGGCCGCCGCCTTTTTATCCAACCAGTTGTCCCGCTTCTGCCGGCATTCTTCCAGCGTTTTGCAATCGCAGGCGAACAGCTCGCCGTCCAGGGCGCGGTAGTCGTAGCTGATTCGGGTGTGCCTTTTGCGGCCAACCGTGGTCTGATATTTCTCGAACTGTTCCTGGCCCGGGGTCTTCGTGGTGGTCACGCCGTTGACGGTCATCTTGGTCATCTTCGCCTCCTCTTTCCGGCTCCGGGCAAGACTAATCCGGCCCGGTGTAAACGCCGGTAAAAATTTGATTTTGTGCAGAAATCGCTTATTAAAACGGCTTGTTCAGCCGATAAAAGCCTTAAAAAGCGCCGGCGGGCTCCGGCTCTCCGGGAAGGGCGGCGGAGTGATCGCCCTGGTCGCTTGGCCCGTTGTGCTCGCCCGGCCGGCCTATGCCAAACCGGCCTGGCCGACACGGTTTCCTGGTCGCAGATTCCCAGCCCTCGATGGCCGTGGTGGCCTCTTTCAGGGCCAGCCCCGGCAGAAGTTCCGCCGGAATGCCGGCCTCCGCCATGATTTCCAAGGTCCGCTTCTGAGCCCGGTCGGCCAGACAGATACCCCGGGCCCGCTCTTTCGACACCTTTAACCGCCGGCCGAGTTCGGCCATCGAGGGGCCGTGGACCGCCAGAAAGGCCCGCAACTTGGCTTGACGGGTGGGGAAATTGGCGCTAAAATCAACTGTTACCATGTGAAGACCTATAAGGAGGAAATTATGGAACTCAAAGAGTTCGTCACCAAGTGCCTATCCCAAATCGCCGATGGCATAAAAGACGGCGGCGGCAATTTTGCGCTCAAGGATGACATTCAGTTTGATGTGCCCTTGAACACCGCTTCGGACACGCTAAGCGTTGATTCTGCCGGCTCCGCGCCCGGATTGCCAAGGGTAACCTTCAGCGTCAAGCGGCCCATGGCCTTCAAAACAAAATAAAGCCGATGGCCCACTTGCAGAAAGCCAGGGCACCGAGGATCACGCCGAGCGATACGCTGATATAGGCCACCACCGAAAGACTAAGGCTAAAGCGGGCCAACTTGGGGTAGCCCGCGTCGCTCACGTTGATCAAAAAGTTGAAAGTCATGAGTCTGGACCTTTCGTAGGTAACTGGACTTGGGAAGAGTATAAACGTGTTTTGCGTTTGAGTCAAGAATAAAATCGTATTTTACGATAAGGGGATAAATGTCTAAAAATTCAAGTAAAAATACAAAGACCTACCAATATTTCCAAAAAGCCCTTGAAAAAAAATTGGGCTTGAGGGACGACAGTCACGCCGCAATAGCAAAAACGTGGAAAATCCCGCAATCTACGCTAGAAACGTCCTTGAATAAATATGCTTCTCTAGCTACAATGGAACGCATAGCGCAAAGACTGGACATTGACCTAGTTGATCTGTTGCTGGAAGGCCGGGGGCTTTCGTCTATCAGTCAGACGCCCGGGCGCGTTCAACGAGATAGGACTGTGGCCGACACATCGCCGGCCTCGACGACCAGCCCAGCCTTCACTCTGGTTCCCGCCCCGCCGCCGCTACGGGCGGTTCCGGACGGAGAACTGGAATCGGACTATTATCAGGTTCCATTTCGGGATGATATGCGACTGGCAGCCGGTAAAGGGGAGGCCCCGGAGGGGTTTTACGAGATAGAAAGCAGCCCGGTGATTATTCACAAATCGGCCCTGAAGCGTCGTAGCGTTGCCAGCCTAGCCGCCTTCCGGGTGGGAGGCCCATCGATGGAACCAACCATCGTGGACGGTTCTATAGTGGTTGTAGATTTAAGCCAGAAAGAGATTAAAGATGGGTTCGTTTACATGCTCGACCTTGACCCCACAGGAGATGGCGAAAATTCGATTAAGCGCCTCAGTTGGGCGGAGAAGGACCGTCTTTTGATGGTTGAATCAGACAATCCGGCCTATAAGCCCAAGTTCTATAAGGCCCAAGATGTAAATTTGCATGGCCGGGTAGTCTGGGCGTGGGGGGAGTTTTAAGAGGGTAGCGATGGGCATTTGGGCGCGGATATTTGGCCGGAATGAGGCTGTTAAGCCAAAGGCAGATGTTGCCACCGAACAACCGGCCGAGCCACCGGCCCAGCCGGTTTTGCAAGAGCAGGCCGAGGCTATAACGGTCAAAGGTGACCAGGATGTTATACCTTTTTTCCGCAAAGCCTTTTTTGAGTTCATGGAGAATCGCGATTGGTTCACCGAAGATGAGCTAAATGCCATGTTTGATATTCTTGCCGAGGCGGGTGGCGCGTGTGTTGTCTATAACAGGCAGTGCGATGAAGTCTATGAAAAGTTTTTTGCGAATAAGGCGGGTTGGAGTTGGACGGAGGCCCCGGATGTGGAAGGTTATGATATTCCGGCCACCATGCAGGAAATTTGTGAAAAGTTGAAGATAGCCGACCTGAAACAGATTCTTTCGGAATGTCAAATAGAGACAAAACCTAAAGATAAAAAGACGGATTTGGTGGAGCGGGTTGCTGGCCTTGGGTCGGTTGAAGAGTTATCGCAAAAATTTGGAATCATAAAAGAGACCGCCGAAAAGATAAATGGAAAGAACAAGTGCGCCATGTTTGCCGAAATGATGAGGCATATTCAGAATAATGCCGGAGGGCCATCTTCGGAGGTCGCCCGCTATCTTGAGATGGGAATAACTCGGGCCATCTGGATGCACCGGCCCGGGGCCAAAAATCCCCGGCCAACCCACATGGCCATGTATGGGCTGGAGTTCGATTTGAACGTGGGTTTGTTTGATTCAGACGTTGGGCGAAATGTTCTACCGGGCGAATTGCCTGGCTGCCATTGCACCATGAGGCCGGTGCTGCCGAAGCTGCCGAAGGAAGACTAACCACAGGAGGAACAAAATGAAAAAGTTAGCGGTTCTCATTATGGCGGCGCTGTTCGCCTTTGGCGCGGCCGGCGCGGTCTATCCAACGGACGCCTGGGCGAAATCGTCCAAGTCTTCCGGTAAGTCTTCCGGTTCCAGTAAAAAGACAGTCTCCGTCAAAGACTACAAGAAAAAGGACGGAACAAGGGTCAAGGAGCACAAGCGGAGCGCCCCGAGGCGGAAGTAGAAACAAAGGAGCAAATCATGCCGTTTTTCAATGGGGCTTCTCCGGGATGGAAAAACAAGGGTGGAACCGGTGATAGGTCGTGTCCGTGTGGCTCATGGAAAGTCCATTGGTTAATTTACTCTGATGCCGAGGCTTGGCCAACCCAATGCGCCAACAAAGCCTGCGACAAGCCGCCTACCCTTGGAGGTCATGTGTATAACGGAGGCTCGTTATTGAGCCGCGAAGAATACATTGTCCCCTTGTGCGATTCGTGCAACAAGTTGACTTCGACATTCACTATCAGGGCAGGCACATACTGTGCATCGGCCAATAAGTCCGAAACGTGTGAGCAATAACCATCAAGGAGGAAACCATGTCTTACAAATACAAAGTCGTCCAAGTTCCGTCCTTGGAGGTGGTAAGGGGCGCGCAGGTGGGAGACGCGGTGGCGCAATGTTTGGAGACGATCTTAAACAGACACGCCCAAGAGGGATGGGAATTTTACCGGGTTGACTGTATTGGGGTCAGACTTTTTCCACAGGCCGAGTTTTCCGGGCATATGGACGCCCATACGTCATTCCATGTGGTGACGTTCAGGAAGCCGGTCTAAAGCTCAACAACAAAGACGGGCGGGTGGCTATGACTTTTTAGACAGGAGGTCGGATTATGTGTTCACCTGGAGGTTTCCGCGGCGGGAATATGCCCGGGGGTTTTGGTCTGCTTGGCATGATGGGCAACACCGCGGCCCAGCCAAAACATAAGGTATTTGTGAGCTACCATCATAAACCAGATCAGGGCTATAGAGACAGATTTGAAGAACTGTTTGCGAGGGTCATTATGATTTCAAAATCAGTTCAAATAGGAGATATAGACCCAGATTTAAACACCGAAACGATCAGGGAAAAAATCAGGGATGAATACTTGAGCGATTCCACGGTTACCGTTGTTCTTGTCGGGGCAGAGACTTGGCAGCGGAAGCACGTAGATTGGGAGATTGCCTCCAGTATTCGAGACACCAAAAATAGCTCTCGTTCTGGGTTGTTGGGGATCTTACTGCCAACATACCGTGAACGGCATGAAATCCGCATGGACAAATACAACAAAAATACCATCCCGCCAAGGCTGTCAGATAACATAGATTGCGGTTTTGCCAAGCTTTATAATTGGGACGAAGACCCAAAAACGGTCAAAACTTGGATTCAAGAGGCATTCGATAGGCGTTTCACAATCAAACCCGATAATTCAAGAGAAAGCTTTGTAAATAACCGTTCAGGAAGTGGCTGGTCATAAAAGAGGCGAACATGGCGACATTGGGTGACCTTTTCAGAAGGTTTGGGTTAAAAAATATCAAAATCAAGGCTGGGCTTGTCGAGGCCGAAATTTCTTTTAACGATCACGATAAAACCGCCGCCTGGGAGCTTTATGTGGAATTGTTGACCAGGATAACCACGCAACCACTTCCCGCCGAAGCGGGAGATGAAAAGACGGCCCTTGACAGCGTTTACGCTTTGTTCTCGATAACCCGCACAATATTGAAAAACAATACCGCAGATTGCGTTAAATTTGCGCGGATTGCGGTTGTTGTCTTAAATCAGGTCGTCAGACCATTTACCGCCAAATGGCACAAATTAAGCATAGAAAAGGCTTTCGAGCAAGCCGAACAGCGTAAATTGTTTCGAGCGGAATTGGAAGCCTTACAAGGGAACCTAAAAAGTTACACCAAAATTCTCGCAGAGATAGCCGGCGTGGAAGACCTGACAGATCTTGAGGAATAACCAAGGAGCGCCCCATGACCAAAAGCGAGCTTATAGCCTTGATCTCCAAAAAGTCAGAGATAACCCAGGTCCAGCCCAAGCGTAAGGGGCCGCCCCCCCCGGACCGGGGAGGAAGTGGTCATAAAGGCCCACAAGGCCGTCAGGTTCAGGCCGGCCAAGGTTGTGAAGGAGTATGTGAATTAAAATGAACAAGATAGCCCTGGCACTCATTTTGGTCTTGGCGCTGACCGTCTTGGCTTGCGACATCCCCTCGGAGAACAACCGCATTAAGCCGGACACAGAGAGATTCACGGCAACCGTCCAACTGGTCGTCAACGGGGGCAGCATTCTCGTGCGGCACCAGGCTCACGTAATGGTCAAATTTTATGGTGTGACGGTTCCAGGGTACGGCCAGCCCGGCGCGCCTGAGGCTACGGCGGCCCTGAAGAGGCTCCAGGGTCAGACGCTAACGCTCCAGGAGATGGGTATTGACCGCTACGGCCGGATGGTTGCGCTTGTCAAGTCCGAGGGGCAGTCGGTCAACCTGGAACTTGTTAAGCTGGGGCTGGCGCGGTATGATAGCGAGATATGTAAAGAGCAGCCAATTTGCGGGGAGATAGAGAAGGCGGAGGCGGAGGCTAGGAAGGCCAGACGGGGGCTTTGGACCGAAGAGTCGGCCGTGCCGACTGAATGTTATATCGCTTTAGAGGTTGTCTTTGTCGCTTTAGCGGTTGCTGTAGGCTTTATTATGATGGCCGCGCTAGATTTTCCCTTGTTTTCCCTACTCACACATATGCCCTTAACCTCAACGCTCATACAAAAGGCCAAAACGAAATTTTTAATAGACAAAAATTTTTGCGAGGTTTTTAAGGCTCGCGCCGCTGTGGGCGCGCTATATGCGCTGGCTGTGTTGTTGGTAGCCAAGTACCATAATAAAAAAATAAGGTTTGATTCTAAATTTGGCGATGAGATTGATCCATTTGCGCTTGGCATTACAGTGGCGTGTTTTATTTTAATGGTCATAGTTAGTATAATCATAATGTGCGAAAAAAGGTGGGGCTTCGACGCGAAGAAAATGATAAGAGATTGGACCGGTGTATTATGGCGTAAGTTCCTGAAAACTTGCTATTCAGATGTAACTGGCATTTTTATTTATTTGTTTGGCGCTTGTTGTATTTTTTTGCTTGACGCTTTATGGGTTGGATCTGATAAATGTTATCTTTTATTTGAAACGTGGGTATTTTTGGCGGCTCCTATAGTTTTCAACATGTATTATTACAAAATGAATCAAGAGTCCAGCGAAGATTAGAGTGGCCGCCGGGCGCATAATCGGGTAGTGACCGTAGATAATGCCGACGGTCATTCCGGCCAAAGGGTGTCCACAGTATGGACACCCTTCAAAGAAGAAGGTCTCTTTTTAGGGGCCTTACAAACCAGCCCTGGCGTTGCCGGAGAAAATGAGCCTTTCAATATAGATACCTCTGGCGAGGTTGAACCATGATGCACCAGGAAAATATATTGATACTGGCCAAGACCTACCCTGCTCCAAGTGCCAAGTATGAAGAAATAGCCTGCGTGGCCGGTATAAATGAAAACGGCGAGATGCGGCGCCTTTTCCCGATTCAGTTTAGATTTTTGACCGATGATTTGCAATTCAAAAAATGGCAATGGATAACAGTTAGAATCGAAAAATCCAGGCGCGACCATCGGCCCGAAAGCCACAGAATAGACAAGGACAGTATTGAGTGCGGCCATAATATTAGGGCGACAGGCACCTGGGAACAACGTAGAATCTGGCTTGAGAAAATACCGACCTATGAAAATGCGTATCAGTTGGAAGAAGCCAGAATAACAAAACAGACCACCTTGGCCCTTTTATATCCAGTGACTAATGTCAGCCTGGAAATTACACCGACCAAGGCCCCCGATTGGACCCCGGAGGAAAAAAAGAATCTTTTAAGGTATCAGGAGGGAGATCTTTTCCGGCCGCCCTCTAACGATATCCCGCTCCTTCGCAAGATGCCTTTTGATTTCCACTACAAATATACCGTCAAAGGGGCCAACGGTTTTGAGGTGGAACAAAGGCACAAGATTGTCGATTGGGAAGCGTGCCAGTTATACTGGAGATGCCAGAAGGAATATAGGCAGCGATGGGAAGAATATTTCAGAAAAAAACTGGAATCGGATCTGGGCGGGAAAGACTTGATGTTACTTATGGGGACAATGCAGCGGTTCCCAGACCAGTGGCTGATAGTCAGCCTGATTTATCCCCCTAAGCGAGCGCCTGGCTATCAGGCGCAAATGCGCCTTTTTGACTGACTTGAAATGTGCCCGACCTCCAATCCGATTTCTTGATTCAAGGCAGTGGCGACTAATGAGCGATGGCAGGCCGTGTAATCGGCCTCAAAACACATTAGAACGCAACGTGATTCGCCGGCCAAGTGACCTAATTCTCGTAGGGAGCCTGGCTGTGAGGAGAGGTGCTTATTGAATAGGCTGCAGTAATGCTTCCAATCTCCGTTGGCTTTAAAGGCATCGCGTATAGGGCGGGGGCAACCTAGATATTGAAAATGGGAATAGCTGATGCCGCTTTCCTTCAATAATTCATGCAGTCTTGATTTTGAGAAGCCTGGTTTTCTGGAGATGGGTGTAGCTCTAACATCCACAACAGTCTGGATGTTGTATTCTTGAAGGGATGCCAAAAATGAAGGCGGGGTGAGCCCTTCGTATCCTATGGTATAAAGCCGCTTTTCTATTGCCGCGAACCTCTACCGACGAAGTCTGAATGATTTTCTCTTTATGCCGAGCGAAAGTCAAGAAAAAAGAGAAGACAAAGCCTTCTTTTTATGCTGGCGGAATAGTCGCCGACCTTATTCCAACTTCCGGCCTTTCCGTAGAATAGCGCCGGCGCTTAATTAATTTTGGTAGAATAATCCAAAAGCGGTCTTCTTGCTCAACCTCTTCAAGAACGCTTGAAACGCCTCCCACTCCCAGAGCCAGCGCGGCTTATTTGAGGTCGGAATATCCAGGGGCCAGATTATCCGACCGCAAAACCCGGTCGGCAGCCGGGCCGGCTTCAGGCGTTTGAACGGCCTGGCCCTCACTCCGCCCCCTTGACTTGCCCCTCATAGCACCCCACGGCCGCCTCCAAGCCTTCGGCATACGCCCGCAGGGCCGAGGCGTTGGCGGCCTTGGCCGTCTCGTTGCGTTTGGAGCAGACCGCCTCGGCCGGGTCCAGAGCCTTCATGACCGGCGCCAAGGGCCGGGGGCAGGGCAGAGCCCGGGCGGTCACCGGGGCGACTTTAGGGCCGCACCCCAGGGCCAAGGCCAGCGAAAATATCGTGATTCCAAAAGTCAACCATCTTTTTGTCTTGTGCGTCATTGAGCGACCCTCCTTTTTGGCTGACTGTCACAGCGGCCGGGGCCGCCGGGCAGGTCATGATGTCATCCAGGGTTTCCCGCCGGGCCAGGGCGGCGGCCGAGGCGGCGACTTGCGCCGCGGCGGCCTGGTTGCAACTTCGGACAGCGTCTTCCAGGGTCAGGTTGGCCGAGGTCAGATCCTCGGCCCTGGTCTCGGCCTTTTCGGCCCTGGCCGTCATCTCGGCCAGGGCCCGGCCATCCTTCCAGCCCCGCAGGGTCCAGCCGGTGGTAAGCAAGCCCACGGTCAGCCCAAAGGCGACAGCCGCCCAGACGATTAGTTTAAACTTGGTCATTTTTCCCCTCCGGCCTCTCATCCTCATCGCCCGCGTCAATCATGGCCTCAAAGCGCCGGCTGGCCTTGTGGTGCAGCTTGGCCGTGGCCTTCATGAGGAATGGCGGAACCCGGCCGGTCATTTCCTGTAAATTGGCCAGGATGGATACGACCTCGCCCACCAGCATGATGCTCACGATAATATCCAAAATAGGCAGGTGAAAGCCGTGCAAGGCATGGACAAAGGCCAGGTCGAGCAGGGCTATCAAGATTATGCACAAGGCATGGACAATGGCTTTGACCACCCACAGGCTCAGGCGCCGGAAATCGAAGACCTGCCGTTTTACCGCCGAGGCTGTGCCGATCGCCAGGTCGAGCAAAAAGGTGAAGCAGTAGGCGATAATGATATGCGGGTCGCCCCCGAATTCGGCGCCGTAAAACAGCACCGGCGGCACGGTGAAAATAAACTTCCAGCCCACGCCCTGCGCGATTCCCGCCAGAGCCTCCTGGGCCGCCAAAAGAGCGGCGTTCAGCGTGAACATGCCTTCACCAGCCTTTCTTTTTGGCCTCGGCGTAGGCCCGGGCCAGTTTCACATCGTAGTTGTTGGCGGCGTAGCCCGGGCCGTTGTAGCAGCCGGCCACGACCGCCCAATCCAGGCGCTTCAAGGCCGGCATTAGCCCGGTCCCTTTGATGTAGCCCAGGCAGGCCTCCAGGTGGCCGGCCTCGTCCCGATACATGGCGTTGATGAAGTCCTGGAGGGATTGGAACCCGCAGACCTTCCAGTTGAAGCCCATGACCTGGAAGCGCCCCCAGGAGGCCGAGCAGAGCGCCGCCTCCCGGTTCAAGCCGGCCGCCTTCTGGAGCCGCCGGTGTTCGGCCGGGCCGCCCAGGTATTTGGATTGGTCCGGTTTCGGATAGAGAACATCCTCATGCCCCGGGGCGAGGGCGGCCGGGCCCAGACCCCGGGCTATAAGCTGCTTCCAGAAGATGTGCCCCTCGAAAAGGATGACCGGCTGGCCGTCCGGCAGGAAGCCGGCCCCCTTGGATTCCACTTCGTCAATGGCTTTCAAGGCCGCCGGTTCCAGGCCGGCGGCCACGGCCGCGGCTCTTATCTGCTCATCGGTGAGGGTTTTGCTCATGCTTCGGTCTCCTCTTCCTCGCCCGGCTCCGGTTCGGGTTCAGGATCCGGCTCTAGCTCGGGGTCAGGCTCCGGCTCGATTTGATTAAAAAATGTCGGCCTGTTCAAGGCCCGAGTGGCTATCTCCAAGGCGGAATCGGCGGCCGTCCGGGCGGCGCCGGCGGTATTTATGGCCACCCTGGCGCTTTGGCCGGCTTCGGCGGCTTTGGCCGCGGCATTGTCAGCCTTGGCGCCGGCCAGACTGGCCGCGCTGGTGGCGTTGGCCGCCGCTGTTTGCGCCGCGTTGGCCGCGTCCACGGCAACCTGAACCGTGGCCATGGCCGCGTTGGCCGTGTCCTGGGCGGCCTGGGCTATCCGCTTGACCTCTTCGGCGATCTCTCTGATTCGGTCGATCTCCGCACCAAGCTCGTTGAAAGCCGCCTCGGTCTGCGCCTCGAACGATTTTCCGGAGAGCGCCCCGGACGTGGGGACGTATCTGAATTTCACAGGCATGAAAACCGCCTTTTCTTAGTCCGCCGGTTCCTCCGATTCAGCCGGCCCGGTCTCCGGCCCGTCAAGCTCCAACGAGACCGGCTCATCCGCCACGGCCTCTTCCTCTTCCAGCGCCCGCAACTCCGCCCGCAGGGGTTCGGCCTCGGTCTCGTGCCTGGCCCACTGTTCCTCGGCGTAGCTGTCACCCAAGGCCAGGCCGGCCAAGACGCGGGGCGGCATGTATAAATCGTCCAGGGCCTTCAGCGCGGCCCTGATTTCCAATATGCGGGCGGCCCGCCGGGCCTCCATAGACGGCGCGGGCGGCTCGGGGCACTGGCTGGCGAAGTAGAGCTTGCCGTCATGGCCCGTGACAATCTCCTCCTCGGTGCGGAGCGGGAGGTAGTCCCTCGGCTCCGTGCTTTTCCAGTCAATCTCGCCCTGGTCATCTAGCCTGTAATATGTCGTCATGTTGCACCTCACAGTCCGGGAGCGCGGCGGGCGGGGATGAATCGTAAAGAGTTCAGCACGCCGCGCTCCCAGTTCATTTGCAGCCGCTGCCCCCGCGAAACTGGTAAAAAAATGGCTATATAGCTCGAGCTATAGATAAAATTGCCATGTAATCGTTGCCCGGCCGAAGATACAATATTGGCGTTGATGTAGAAACTACTGGCTGTTGCCTGCCCGTTGATGACAAAAAACCCGTCCGCCAGTGCGGTCACGAATGCGTCTTGGGCCGGCAAGGCCAGCGTGTCATATGTATCGCTGGGGAACCCGCTGTAATCGGCCGCGTCCAGCTTGGTGTCCAGGGCGTCCCAGAGCGGCCGCAAGTCCGGGGTTATTTGATACTCCTGGCCGTTGATGATTATCTTGGTGGTGATTCCATTGTTGTATATCAGGCGAAGGACGCCGTCCGTCAGCTTGCTGTCGGGGTGGCCGTCGTATTCTTCCTGGGTCATGGCCTGGGCCGCGCCGTGTCCATCGCTCCGCAGAAAGCTGACAAAATCCCGCCAGACTTCATTATCCGTCCCCGGCGGAACCACGCCCGGGGTTACGGTTGACGGGCCGTTTGGCCGGAGGCACCACCACAGCCGGCCCTCAAAAAACACCAGGCCGGGGACGTTGTAATCCAGGCCGGCATTGTAAGCCATCTGCCCCCCGGACTGCTGCCAGAAGGCCAGGGACGACAGCATATGGAAAATGCCGTTGAAGTCCGTCCGGTTCGGGGCTATGCCGCCGCTGTTGAGCGGCAACTGGGTTTCAACCGGGAAACCCTCTTTGAAGGAGGCCCGGCCGGCGGCCATCTTGTCGTCCGGTATCAACTGGCGGCTGCCGTTGTTCGCAAAGGGGCGCGGAATCGGGTTTTGCGGATATTCAGGTAAAGACATGGCGTTCAACTCCTATCGTTGACAATCAACGCGTTGTCCCCGGCCAGGGGGGCCTGGAGAAAAGGCTGCATTTCCGAGCCGTCGAAGCCGAAGGTTTCACGCGGGCCAATGGCGTAAAGCTCCCAGCCCACCCCGGCCCCCCGGGCCAGGGTTCCGGCCGCCTTGAAGACCGCCATCTGGACGGCGGTCAGCGGCCCCTCAAAAACCCAGCGAATGACCATCTTGCCCACTTCCAAGACGTATGCCTCCGCGGGGAACCCGGCCACGCCGGAATTAATCAGAACCCCCAGGAGCCGGTTCTGGGTCTCGGCGTCCGAGGCGGAAATGTTGGCCAGGGCCTTGTAGAGCAAGAGCAGCCGGTAATAATCATCATCCAGGATGATCATGGTCAGGGCCGGCGGAGTTCCGTTATCCGGCACAAAGGGGTATTGGTCGAACGGATAAAGTTCCGAGCCAGCAAAGCCGAAGCAGTCGCCCCGATAGGGGCCAGGAATGTTCCGGCCGATGCCCAGGATGACGCCCCAGTTGTCCAGCCCGAAGCCCTCGGCGGTATATATGTCGAACATCTTCTGATAAAACAGGTCGATGTCGATATGCGGGTCGAGCTTGTCTTGGAAGCCTGCCGCCAGGGCCATGATCCGCCGGCTGGCGCTGTATTGGCTCTGGATGGCGTAGCTCGTTCCCTCCCGGATGTTTTCCAACTCCCGGATATCCTGGGTCTCCCGCCAATCCCGCCAAGTGAACATGGACATGGGTCAAGCCTCCCCGGCCTTGGCCGCCTGATAATGAGGGTGCGCTTTCATTTTGGAGACCGTGGTCAAGGCGGTCACGTTGGGGAAATTTTCAGGCCAATCCTTGGCGGCGGCGGCCTCTTTTTGGCCCAAAGCCTCTATTTTCCGGCCGGTGAACTTGCCGCCCATACCGGCTTTCACTTCGCCCCCTTCGCCAATCAACACCTTGGCGCCCTTGATGGTCTTCCATTGGTCCACATCCATGGCCAGGGCGCGGTTGGCCTCCAGGAAATCCAGAATTTTCCCGGCTATGAACTCCACCCTGGCCCGATCTATGGAAGGGGTTTTCATTCAAGCCTCCGGCGAGATGATCAGGATATTGGCCGGCGAAATGACCGGCATCTGGCCGCCGCCAATGCTTACCACGTCGGAAAAGGCCGCCTCGGGCGGCAAGTCATCCGAAAACGCCACCTTGATTTCCTGGATGTTCTTGACGCCCGGCACACCCAGGGCCGGGCAAAAGAAGCGCGAGGCGAAAACAGTCTGGGCCAGGCCTACGCGCGGGTTGTCGGAATTTCCGTTCCGGCCGTGAAAATCATCGAAAAGGGCCTGTTTCAGGGCTTCGCTCACTCCCTGGGTGAAGAACGTGCCCGCCCCCAGCCTGACCCGTATCCAAAAATTGACCGTGTCCGGGCGCAAAATCAGGTATTCGTAAACGGCGCCGTGGTAGTCGGCCGCCTTATAAACCACCCGGGTATTGCCCCCCGTGTCGCTCCCGTTGCTTTTCTTGCGGTAGATGGCTTCGGCTATGGCCTCATCTTCGCCGCCATAGACGCAGATCGTGACCCCATGCCCGGGCACCGTAACCCCGTATTTGACAATCGGGGCCGGGCTGATATTTTCCAGCACCTGGCAATCCAGGACGCCGGGGATATCGGCGATGGCCCCGAACAGGGCCGAGGCCGAGCCGTGGGCGTTGGCCGCCACCGAGGCCCGGCGCCGGGCCTCGAACTCGGCCCGGGTCTCCATATCCCGCCCCACCGCGCCGGCCGCCGCGTTATCCACCGAATCCCAGCCCGGAACGACGGTGACTATCGACCGGACGCTGTGGGGCGCGAAGGGTATGGGCCCGGTTTCGGAACAGCGGAAGGTGGTCTCGGCCTGGCCGGCCGGCCCGATGGTCACGGCGCGGCTGCAGATCAGGCTCCAGCCGGTGGTTGACTGAACCACGGCCCCATAAGGTATGGCCGTCCCGTTCAGGCCGGTCAGTTGGCAGGTCACCACGGTCGGCTCATCCAATTTCCGCTCCAGAAAATAGATGTAACCCAAGGCGTCCTGCCAGCGCCCCTCGGAAGCCCGGGGGTTGAACATATTGGCCAGGAACAGGAGGGCGGCGTTCTTGGCCTCGATCTCGGCCGTCTCGGCGTCAATCAACTGCCCTGCCGGGGTGACCGGCTCCGTGTCCAGGGGCGGCAAATCGGGGTCGGAGAAGGCCCCGGCCCAATCCTCCGCCACCCCCTGGCGGATTTCGGCCGTGTCCGGGGCCTCAAGGCCAAGGGCCGGGTCAAAAATAAGTCTTGAGCGAGCCATTGGCCGTCCCCTCAATGGTCGTGAATTCGATGGCCCCGGAAAGCTCCCTGTTTTCCGGGTTGAAGCGTGAAACCTCGATGGCTGAAATCTCCCGCACGTCCGCCACCCTCCGGGCGGCCCGCCTTAGGTAAGCACGTATGACCGCATCGTTGCTGACGAATTTCCGGCCAAGCTCCGCCAGAAAATGCGGGATTCCCTGGTCCTGGTTGAAATAGGCGTCATCGGTGAACAGCCGGGCCTCGTTGGCCACGTTCTGGGCCGTGGCGAAATTGCCCGACACCAGGGCAATGCGGCCCGCGGCGTCCAGGGTTATATCCCAGGTTTTGGGCTCGAGTTCCAGGGTTCTTCGGGTGTGCATGGTTTCAGCTTCCCGCATTGGGGCCGGCCGTGCCGCCGTCGCCCGGCTGAACGCCGGAATGGGTATGCGTTTCCAGCGTGATGTTGTTCGAGCGTATTTCCCCGCCTTCGTTGTGAAGGCCGCCCCGAGTATTGAACGCGCCGCCGCCCGGGCCTTCGGATACGCCTTCGGTGGTCAGGTTGCCAGTTATACGCACGTTGCCGCCCATGACTATCTGCGGGGCCTTGACGGTGACCGTGTCCGTGGCCGTTATATTGACCTTCCCCGCCCCGGTCTTTATGTCGATGTCCCCGGACTCCCGGCAGGAGATGTCAATGCTGGCCGCCTTGGTGCTCAAGGATATTTCCCCGGTGGCCGGGTTCAGCCAGAGCCATATTTCCGGCGGGAGGCCCAGGAAGCCGTTCAAGAGAAAGCCGTCGGCCTGGTCGAAGGTGCGGTGGCTGGCCGGGGGCGAGGCCTCGTTTTTGCCCGCGGCCAGGGCCGAACTGTCCCGCTTGGTGAAGATGGCCAGGGCCTTGTCCCCCGGCTGGGGCTCCATGATGATGGCCGCGCGGCCGGCCTGGGGCCGGTAAAAAGGCAGATTCGGCAGGGGCGCGGCCGGCAGGGCCTGGTTCCAGCCGTCCGTCTGGCTGATTAAGGGCGTGGCCGTGGCCCGGCCGCCGGCGCTGGTTTGGCCCTGGGCCTCGGCCTGGTCTATGGAGACGACTTCGGCGGTGTTGACGTTCTGGCGGATCATCTGCTCCACCAGGAAGGCCAGGGCGTTGGTCGGCGTGTTGGCCGTGTTCAGGCGATCCACGCCTTTGACGGCCAGGGCCGTAGGCCCTGGACCCGGGGCGGCTGACATGGCGCCCGCGCCAGGTTCCCCCGCCGTGGCCGGAAGATTGGTGGAAATTAAAGCGCCTTGGCGCTCGTCACTCATGGTAGGCCGCCTCGATCTTGCTTTCCCAATTCCCGGGCTTGTAAGCCGCGAGATCGTGGGTCAGCTTGGTTATCTTCCATTGCCCGGCGGCCTTGGGCACCAGGCTTTCCACCTTGATGAGGCCGCCGTAAGCCAAATCCGGGTTGAACAGGCACCGGCAGACCAGGCCCTGCTGGTTGAAGGTTGGGTAGCCGATGAGGCCGGAGTTTTTATTCAGGAGAACCGCCTGGCCCGGCCTGGCCTGGCCGGCCGGCAGGGTGATCATGGCCCCGTCGTCAATGATGAGTTCGCAGCCCAGGTCCCGGGCCAGCTTCCGGGCCTTTTCCACGGGTGAACCGGGGAACCAGGCATTCTTGAGCGAAGCGGTCAACCCCTCGTTTTTGTATTCATAGCCGGCCTCGGCGGCGAATTTGGCGAACAGGTCAGCCGCCTTGACCTCGCCGGCCACGGTTGCCGCCGGCGCGGCCATCTTCTGGGGATAGGAGCCGGAATCGGCCTCGAAGTTCATGGCCACGTCCGGAGAGGCGTTGAAATCGGCCGAGGCGCTGGTTATTTCGCCCTTGAAAATCAGGGCCAGCTTGCCGCCCTTGTCCCCGGCCTCGATTTCCAGAAGATTGTGCCGGGCCTCCAGGGGCCGGAAGGCCAGCATGGTCAGGCTGGCCATGTCCTCATATTTCAAGCCCCAGATCTTGACCTTGGCGCTGTTCTTCTCCGGCAGGCCCGGCTTGGTGATATTGACCTCCGCGGCGAAACCCTCGTAGGTCTTGGCCGTGCCGTCCCGGGTTATGGTCAGGCGCAGGGTCTTTATGGTGTAGCTGTCAGCCATGCCTAAAACCTCAACCCCTCGGGCAGGGGCTCGTCCGCGTCCACGTAAACCAGGAAGAACCGCTCGTTCAGATGTTCAAAGTGCGGCGGCCTTTGCCCTTGGGTGTCGAAAAAATGCAAGCTCCCCCGGAAGAAGCGGGAGCGGCCTTGGAGGACATTGGCCCCGTTCTGGCAGATGGCCCCCCGCCAAACCGCCGTATCGCCCACGGCCAAATCCAGGTAGAGCCGGGTCTGCCGCCAATAGACGGAGATGGCGCAATCCTGGCCGCCCAGAATGACCTTCAGGGTTTGGGCCGGTATGTTGGCCAGGGGGATGATTCTCATGGTTCAGCCTTCTAGTGTCGAAGTTGGGCCAGGACGCTCCCTCTTTCCTGGGTCTGCGTCTTGCTGGTGTTTTGTTTCGAAGCGCTGGTGGGGTTCTTGGGCTTGGTGATGACCCCGGTGGTGACTTGGGTCTTGACCTCCCGCACCTCCTTGAAAACCAGCTCCACGGTCAGCATGTGGGCGTTGTTCTGGACCGTCCTTTTGTAGGTCAGGCCCTCCAGGGTGAAACCCTCGTAGAAATCGGAGGGGGTGGCGATGGAAAGCTTGGCCGCCTTGGCCTGGTAGTCCTCCAGCTTGGAAAGGAGGTCGTTGAAATCGGCGTCGGTTCCCTGGATGGCCACCGTGGCCCGGAGTTCCATTGAGTTCCGGGTCTTGTTGTAGGTGGCGAAAGAACCTTCCTCGACAGGGTATTCCAGGGCCTTGCCCTCGTTTTTATAGTCAAGGTCGATGAAGCTGGTGAAGCTCACGGCCGCCCCGCCTTTTTCATCGAGTATGGCCCATTGTCGGGGCATAAGGGCGGACAGCATGGCTTGTATCATGGCCGCACCTTGATGAACTGGTTAAAGGTCAATGGTTCACCCCGCTGTTGAAGGTGTGGGCCATGGTGTTCCGCACGGCGTCACCCGCCGCCGCCCCGATGGCGGCCGGGTCGGAATTCATCGGGTAGATGTAGTTGTTGACCGTGGAATCCACCTCGGTGCGCCGGCTGTTATCCACGCTTCCGGCCGCCGCCCCGGGGCTCAGCATGGCCGCCGCCAGGTCGGCGCTTGGCGAGATCGCCGAGACCGCGTTGGAAACCGCGCCGTTTATGTCGTCCGCCCAACTCTTGAGGCTTTCAGGCTTCAAGAAGTCGGGAATCATATCAATCAAACCGGCTATTTTTTGCCTGATGGCATTCACGATGCCGTCGAATACGCCCTTGATGAACTCGCCCACCGGGGCAAATATGGCCACGGCCGCGTCGCGCAGATCGCCGAAAATACGCTTTACGGCCTCAATGCCGGTCTTGAAAGCCCCTTTGAAATGTTCGACCGCCCCATCAATATCTCCGGCCATAAGGTCCAGGATGCCGGCCACAAAATTCCACAGAACCACAAAAGCCTCTTTTAGGGTTTGGCCGACGAAAATGGCCACATGCTCCAGGGGCCCCTTGACCGCATTCCAAATGTTGCTCACGGCCGCCTTGAAGCTCTCGATTATCGGCCCCAGAGCCTCAAAGGCGGCCTTGAGGCTCTCCAGGGTGCCTTCCCCCAGGCCCAGCGATTCCCAGAAGCCGGCCAGGGCCGATTCCCCGCCGTTGAGGTAAACCCATAAATCCTCAAGCACGGCGGCCAGCGCCACCAGCCCGGCGATTATCCAGGTCAGCGGGTTGGCCAAAAAGGCGGCGGCCAGGCCCCAAAGCACCGGAATAAGGGCCGCGCCGATGACCCCGGCCAAAATCTTGACAAAGCGATGGTTGCGGTCCAGGAACTCGGCGAAGACCCGCAGCTGTTCCAGGGCCCCCCGAACATACGGCCCGGCGAATTTCATCAGCTCGCCCCCCAGCCTGCCGACGGCTTCCCGGGCGGCCTCGGTGGCCTTTTTGGTCTGGCGGTAATTTTCCAAATCCTTGGCGCTGTATTCCTTAAGCAGCTTCTGCCGCTCCTCCCGCTCCTTGAGGCTCAAATTGCGCTTCTTGGAAAGCTCCTCCAGCTTTTCCATATCATCGGTGTATTTTTTGATTATGCCGCCGGCCGCCATCAGGCCCAGAACCGGGGCGGCCAGGCCCATCAGGAAACGGCTGAAGCCCTTTCCCATTTTCTTGCCCAGGCTCTGGCTCAGGCGCTCGGCCTTTTTATCCAGGTCGGAAAGTTCTTTCCCGGTCTTCCTGGCTTCTTCCTTGACCTGCGTCAGGCCTTCCTTTCCTTCCTTGCCGGCCTTCCGTAATTCCTCCTCGGTCTTCCTGGCTTCCACCCCCAACCCGGCCACGGCCGCCCCGGCCTGGTCGGCCTGGGTTTCGGCCGCCGAGAGCCCCTCGGCCAGGCCCTCCCCAAAGCTCTTGGCCTCGCTCTCGACGGACTCGATGACCATTTGCACCTGTAGGAGCCCCTGCTTGAGCTCGCCCGGGTCAAGGCCGATCTTGATGAAGAGTTCGTCGATATAGCCGCTCATTGTTAGCCTTTTTTCCTGGGGCCCGGGGGCCCCAGACCCCCGAATTTTTCAACTATCCTTCCGGCTTCGGCCGCGTCTTCTTTATCCGTCATTCCCGCGAAAGCGGGAATCCAGGCCTTTCCCGTCAGCCGGCAATGGTCCAGGCGACAGCCTGGCCGGTTCGGCGGGGGAACCCGGCGCGGGGCGCTATGTCCGGCGACCCCGGTCCAGGCCCTCGGCCTGGACCGCCGCCCAGGCGTTGTAGTTCTGGACGGTGATTATCTCCAAAAGGTCCAGGGCGTCCGGCAGGCTGTAAACCGTCTCCAGTTCCCGGAGGGTGGCCAGCCTATGGCCGATAATGGCCCCCAAGACCGGGGAGACGTTGGCCAGTTCAGCCAGACGCGCCCGGTTCATTTCGGCTCGGAATCTGGCTTCTCCGGGGAGGAAAAGAGGTTTCCGAGCCCTCCGGACAAAAAACCCAAATTCACCTTCAGGGCCTCCGCTTTCAGGCGAAAGAGGTTTCCCACGTCCTTGATGTGGTCGTCGATGTTGGCCGGGGAAATGCGTTCCTCGGCTTTGCCGACCACCCGGTGGCAGCAGCCCAGGAGTTCATCCAGGAGGGGCTTGGCCTGGTCGTAATCCACCCGGCCCAAGACGCTCAAGCCCTTCTCGGCCAGAAAGGCCCCGGCTTCCTTCAGGTCGAACCGGCCCGGTGCCTCGGCCAGGCCTGCGCCGGCCAGAAGCAGAACGGCCCGGATTATCCAGCTTTCCAGCCGGGTGGCCGGCATCTCCTCAATGCGGAAGGTCAGGTCCTGGCCCCGGTCTTCCAGTTTTATTTCCACCGATTTGCGCATGACATTTTTTACCTTTCTTTTTCCAGGGGCCGGGGGCCCCTGGACCCCCGAAATTTAAACCATCCTTCCGGTTCGGCGGGGGAACCCCAACCGGGCGCCATGTCCGCCGACATGGGTCCAGGTCTTAGACCTGGGAGCGTTCAAAATTTTCGAAGTCGAAGACCCAGGTGGTGGGGTTCAAGGTTTTGGCCAGGCCCGGGGCCGGCGTTCCGCTCTTCATGGTGCCGCCGCTCCAGACAAAGACCACGCCTATACTGGGCACGGTCGCCACCAGGTTGCACCGATAGGGCTTCTTGTTGCGGGTCGTGGCCTCGAGGAGCAGGGCCAGGGAGGCATAGCTGGGGCTGGCCGCCTCCAGGGTGATGGTCACCGGGTAGATGACCGGGGTGTAGCCGGCCACCATCCGGCCGTCCACCCCCTTGCGGGTCTCGGCGATTTCAATGGTTCCCATATCCACGGCCTGGTCGGTGCCGAACATCTGGAGGGCTATCCCGGCCGGGAAAATCTCCTCCACAATCAATATGGCCTCGGCATTGGCGCTGGTGATGTCAAAATTCCTGGACATTGGTTATATCCTCCCTTCGTCGCTCATAGGACGGACGTGGAGGCGACTTCTATTCTCTGAACGCTGCCCCCGTAGGTGTACCAGATGGAAATGATCGGGCTGTCCCGCCGGGCCCGGACTTCCGCGCCGGGGTCGAGAACCTGGACGTAATAGCCCTGGGTCCAGAGTTCCATGGAAATGTCCAGCCCGGCCTCGTTCATGACCTCCGACCTCTGGCGCTCGGAAAGGGTTATGCCCGGCTCAATGGCCCCGTTCAAGCGGGCCTGGTTGATGGGGTCCATCATCCAGGCCTTGAGCATGGTGTAGCCCCTGGTGTTGTAAGGCACCCGACCGGCCGCAGTCAGGCCGTCCATGAGGGCCAACTGAAGGCGGTTGTTGAACCAGACGGAGTTGATGTAGGGGTCGATGAAGCCGTAGTCCGAGGCGGACAGGCAGCCGGGATACAGGAACAGGAACTCGGCGTTGCGGGTGGCGAAGTTTCCGAAGTAGTTGCAGTTCTTGGCCTCAAGCGTGGCCGCCGTCATTTCGTCAAAGACCATCGGGGCCAGGCCGCTCTGGCGCTTGAAGGCGGCGGTGATGGTGCCGTTCACCCGCTGCCAGGCAATGGAGGCCACCACGCCCATGATGAAGGCGGCATAATCGAGGCCGCCGTAAACCACGGCCGCGTGGTCATAGGCCGCGGCCTTGATCAGGCTGGCCGGGTCCTGGGTGTAATCCGGGCTGGCCGTGCCGGGGTCGGCGGTGTGGGCCACATAGAGCCAGCCGTAGTGCTTGTCGGCCCAGGCCGCCCACAGGAGGGCCTCGGGGGCTTCGGCCTCCCAGGCCGTGGTGAAGCTGACCCAGTTCTGGGTCTTGGCCAGGATGGCCTCCATTTGCTCGTTCACGTTCAGGGCCTCGGAGCCCTTCGACAAGACAGCCCCCTTGGCTTCGGTCAGGGCCATAAGGCCGGCCAGATCAAGGCCGCCGGCCCCGGCCGCGGCGAAGGAGACGGCGGAAGCCTCGCCGGCCGAGCGGCTGGTGAAGGTGAAGGCCCCGGTCAGGCTGGAATATGCGCCCAGGACCACCTCCGAGCCGGCCGCGGCGTTGATGGCCCCGGCCACTATTTCGGCCACCCGGGACAGGCTGCCGGCGGCGCTCAGATCAACCCCGGCCACGGCGTAGGCGCTGTCGTCGATGGCGATGGTCAGGCCGCCGTCGGTGACGCCCCGGAACCCGGCCAAGGTCGCGCCCGGCCGCCCGCCCCGGAGCCAGGCCGGGACAGCCTCGGCAATCCGCCGGGCCGCCAGGAAGGCCCTGGGGGCCGTGTATTTGTTGCTGTAGCTGGCGAAATAGACGTCGGCGGCGGCGTATTCAACGGAATCCAGGCCGAAATAGGCCCCCACGGCCTTGGCCGAAGGAAAGGCCAGGACCATGGCGGTGGCCGAGATAAGAGGGTTCTCGGTCAAAAGGAGCCCGTTCAGTTCCAAGTCCTGGCTGCCCCCGGTTATGACCCGGGGGAAAACTTCAACAATGTGCGATGCGGGTATGGCCATTTTTTTACCTTTCTTTTTCCAGGGGCCGGGGGCCCCTGGACCCCAAAATTTAAAATATCCTTCCGGCCTCGGCCACTAGTCCCCGCGCCGGCACTATGCCCGCCGGCATTAGGGGGTCTGGGGCCCACGGCCCCTGGGTGGATAAAAAACATCGACATTTTCGATTCTGCTTACGGCGGCCCGGTCGAACCAGGAGACCTCAACCGCCAGGCCCGCGCCCTGGGCGCTGCAGAGGTGGACGGTGACCGTCCAGCGGCGGACGAACTGCCGGGCGTCCCCGACAAAGGAAATGTCCCGGGGGTCGTCGGCATACAGGGGCGAGAATCCGTATTGGTTCAGGAAGTCCACCCCCAGGCTGGAACGGGACGCCACGGCCAGGCGCTCGGCCCTGTGCCGGGCCGTGTCGTCTTCGGCGCAGAAATCAACCTGAACGCTGACCTCCAACAACCCGGCCACGGTCAGAACCCCGGGCGCGGCCGGGTCCGGGTCTGCGTTCTCAAACATCTCCGCCGGGGTGCCGCGCTGGCGGGCCGACAGAATACTGATGACGGCGTAATCGTTGACCCCGGCCGGGAGGGCCATGCGGTTCTGCCAGCCCTGAAGGATGCGCTCCGGCGGCAGGGCCGGCAGCCCGGCAAAGCCTATGAACGCCTTCATGGCCTCGTAGAGGTCCCCCTGGGGCCTCGGCCGGGGGCCAGGCCGGGGGCCTGGACCGGGGTCGGCGGACATGGCGCCCGCGCCAGGTTCCCCCGCCGCAACCGGAAGGCTGCTGGAATCAGAAACGGCCATCGTCGTCTCCTTCTGTGTACCAGGGCGAGCTTGAAAAATCCGGGGCCTTGACTTGCAGGGTGGCCCGGACCGAGACCCAGCCGGAAAGGCTGAAATCCTCAATGACCGCCTCCACCAGCCACCACCAGGCTGCCGCCTGGACCATTGTCGGCGGACGAAGTGCCCGCTTGGGGTTCCCCCGCCGAACCGGAAGGATGGTGGAAGATTCGGGGCTGGGGCTCTGCCCTGGCCGCATAAAAATCATGTCGCCGCCCCGGGAGAGGGGCCGGACAATCCCGGCCACCCTGCGGCCCTGGCCGGGCTCGGAATAGAGGTAGAGCTTGCGGCTGACTTCTTCCTGCCCCACCCGGTCCACCTGGGCCAGGACGCCCGGCCCCTCGCTTTGAGCCTGGACGCTTATGGCCTCGCCCGGGGCGTAGATGGGCCGGGCCTCCCCGCCGGGGCCGACGACCTGGCCGGCGGCGCGGTAGAGAGTGGCCGGGACTTCGGGGTGAACCGAACTTATGGCCCCTCGGGCCAGGCTATGAAGGTTAAGGCCCAGGGTCATCTGGAAATTACCTCATAACTTATGGCTTCCTGCATGGCGCCGGTGGCCACCAAGGGGATGTCGGGTTCTTGGCGGCCTCGTTTCCGTTTGGCCGCGACGGTGTTTTCTTGCAGGGCCGGGTCGATGCCCCAGGTGATTTTCTCTTGCACGTCTTTCGCGGCCACTACGCCGGCGAACCTCAAGGCCTCCAAAAGGTAGCCGGTGTCCCTGAATTTGAGCCCGGCGGCCGCGCTCCATTCCCTGTGCTTCTCGGCCAAGGTGGAACGCAGAAATGACCTTTGAGGGATCTTGTCCGTCCCGTACTCGTGAATGGCCGCGATCATGGCCACCGGAGGCCCCCCCTTCGGGTAGGTTGCCCCGCCCAAGACTCCCACCTTGACCTCCACCTTGGCCGCCTCAACCAGGCGGGCCAGGTATTTGACGGCCCTCTCGCCGCCGGTCATTTTGGCTGTAACCTTGACCATCTTATATTTCCACCATCCTTCCGGTTCGGCCGCGTCTTCTTTTCCGTCATTCCCGCTTCTTTTCCGTCATTCCCGCGAAAGCGGGAATCCAGGCCTTTCCCGTCAGCCGGTCCTGCCCACGCCCTACTAGCCCCACAAATGAGAGCGGCGGGAGGTGATATACAACCCCCCGGTCAGATAGGGCCGGATGGCCTGCCAGAAGACCTGGCCGCATTGGGTCTGCTGGTACCAATCGGCCGCCTGACCGGTCAGGGGCGGCACGGCGAAGGAAACGCTCACCGAGCCCTCCGAAGCCGAAGCGATGGGCCCGGCCTGGCCCTGGCCCGCCCGGACGGCCAGGGTCAGGAGGTGGCAAGTCAGGGCATAGAGTAAGACCTTGCGGTCGTTGCGCTCCGGCGGGTTGTAGGGCACAGCCGAGCCGGGGCCGTTGGGCAGAATCAGGCAAGCCGAATCAAAGGCCTGCCTAATGGCTCCATTCGGGGTGGCTTCCGGGGTGAAGAGCGGGAACCGCCCCCGGAACTCGGCTATGTTCAGGACCACAGAGGCCATTATTCCCGGTGCCCCTCCGTGGTGGCGGTGGTCGTCGGGTCCACCGGCTCCCGGCCGTGGCGGGTCTCCTTCATTTCCTCGGCCTGGTCTTCGGCCTCGGCCTTGCGCGGGCGGGAGAAGATGAGGTTTTTCTTGAAAACGTCCATCTGGCCGTAGGTGCGCAGAATCTCCTCCCATTCTTCGGCTTTGACCAGGGTCAGGCCGTAGCGGCCCACCGGCAAAACGCCGGTCTCCCGGCCCCGCAGATGTGTGGCGTTGCCGTTTATGACCACCTGGCGCCCGTCCTTGAGGGCGAACTTGATGCCGTTGGGATGATTCAAGGCCACCACCACCAGGCCAGGGCCTGAGGCCCTGGACCCCAAGCCGACGGACATCGTGCTGGCGCCGGAACCGGCGGCCGTGGCCGGTTGGCTGGTGGAATTAGCGGTGCCCTCGGCGCCCGCAACCGATTGGCCGGCGGAACCTTCTTCTTTGCCTACCGGCCCAGTCTCGGCGCTTCCCCGCTGCCGAGTGTCTGAGCCGAGAGGCGAGTTCTCGGCGGCGGGGCCGGAACCCTCTTTGGGGTCCAGGGGCGAAGCCCCGGCGCGGGTGGGGTCCGGGGTAGGGGCCGCGAAGGCCCCTCCCCCGGCGGGGTTCGGGGCGGAGCCCCGCTCTTCATTGGCGGCCTGGTCGTTGCGTCTGGTGTTGTTGAACCGCATATGAGCCTCTCCTTTAAATGCCCGTCATCTGGGCAAAGGCGAAGGGGATAAGCACCAGGCCGCCGTAGGTGCCGCTGGTGTATTTCTGCCGCATGGCCGACAATTCCGGCACCAGCCGCCCGGCCCGGATCTTCTCCCCGTAGGCCAGTTCGGCCGTGGCCATGCCGTTGACTTCCGGGGCGATCATGAAGACGGTGTCGCCGGCCGGCAGGCTGCCCAGTTCCGGCAGGGTCACGATCTTGAGGCCGCGGAAATACTTGTTCAGCATGTCCAGGACCGAGGTGTTGAACTCCGTGGCCGTGCCCAGGTGGACGCTGGCCTGGGGCGAGAGGGCCAAGGTCAGCGGGGTGGAGTTGCTTATCAGGCCGGCCGATTGCCTGACCAGTTCGGCGTAGAGGGCCAGGATGTCCTGATAGATCATCAGGGTGGTCTTGTCGGCCCATTTCAGCGAGCCGCCCGAGCCGGTGGGCTGGGCCGTAATGGCCGGCGGAAGGTTGGGGTCGTTTAGTAAGCCGTAGATTTCCCGGCCCCGGACGCCCAGGAGGTAGAAGCGGTTGGCGTCGATGTCGATGATGGTCGCGGCGCTGACCTGTTTTTCGGCGGCCAGCTCTATGCGGGCCAGGCCGCTCACGGCGGTCTCGTAGTCGCCGTATTCGATGACCGTCTGGAAGAGGTATTGCTTCCGGCTGGCCCAGGCGTTGTTGACGTCGGCCACGCCGTTATGCACGAAGTCGCCGTAGGGTTGGGTGCGCCCGGCCACTTCCTTCATGCGCCACTTGGCCGAGTCGGTGGTCCAGTCGCCTTTCCGGACTTCGCTGAAAAGCTCCCGGGCCTGGCGCGGGGCCGTCAATATCTCCACCACCCGGGGGTCGATATAGACCATGAACTCGGCCGGTATGGTCGTGTTGGGGGTGGTGATGAGAGCCGCGTCCTGGGCCAGTTGGCCGAGACGCTCCCGGTCTATCCAGGCCCGGGCCCCGGGGAAAACGAAGCCCAGGGCCTTCATGTGGTTGAAAGAGGGATATTTGGACATGGGTTCTCCTTTGTCGCCCGGATTAGTGGCTGCTGATGATGATGGTCTCGCCGGCCTGGCCGGCCGTGACGACCACCCAGTCCGTTTCCACCGCGCCGTCCAGGTCGTTGCCGGAGCCGCTGGTGAGAAGCGATCCATTGGCCAGGACGGCGAAGACCTTCATGCCCACGACAGAATCGGAAGGGGCCACGGCCCAGAAATCGCCGCGAGTGGCCACGGCCAGGGGGCTGCCTTCGGGCAAGGTCAGGGTGCCGGGGGAGAGGGGATCGTAGTCGGGATAGGCGATGTTCCGCTCCACGAAACCCAGGGGCTTGACTTTCGTCAAATCGATGTAATCCGGCGGCCGGCCCGGGGCGTGGTTGACGGCCAGGGTTTCGGGGTCGTTATTGCTCAGCCAGACGAAGTTACCCACCTGGACCAGCCCTTCGGAGATCAGGGTGTTGGGGTGGTAGTTGAAGCCCCCGTTCAGGGAAGCCTTCTGGCCCGGAACGCCCCTGGCCGTGCTGCTGAAAACCTGTTTCTGCGCGATATTCATGTTTTTATCTCCCTATGGTCCGCGCCCTGGTTAGTGGGCGACCCGAATGTTGGCCAAGTGGGCGAAAGGCCCCTCATACTTGGCCGGGGCCGCGTCGAAGGAGAGGCCGGGGGCCGGGGAGGCCTCGGCTTGGAGGTGCTTGAGTTCCAGGGCCACCATGTCCCGGAGGGCGGCCAGGTCGCGGGTGGTGACGGAAAGGCCGCGGCTCTTCAAGGCGTGGCGATGGATGTCGGCCGCCGAGTCGAAGGCCATGATGTCCAGGGCGCCCACCAGGGGCCGCACCAGGTCGGCGGCCTGGCTCTTGGCCCGCATGAGGGCCGTCACCTCGGCCACGGCCTCGGCCCGGGCCTGGCGGCGGATACTGGCCGCGTCATAACTCATCGGGCGGGGCTTGGCGTCGGCCGCCGCCGCGGGCGCGGCTTCGTCCTTCTTTTCCTCGGCCTCATCGGCCGAAGGGGCCGCCGGAGCGCCGGTCAAGGCCGCCTGGATGCGCCCGGCGATCTCCTTGAATTTCTGCTGGTTCGCCAGGTCGTCCATGCCCCGCTGAAAAGCGTAGAGATCATCGAGCTCGATGCCTTTGAACGCCGCGGCCAGCCGAGCCACGACTTCTTCGCCGTCGCCCTCATCATCCTCGGCCGGCTTGCTCTCGGCCGCGGGGCCGGCGGCGGGTTCCTCATCTTGGGTTTCCCCCGCGGCCGGCAGGGCCTCGGCCAGGGCTTCCTTGATTTCCTCGGCTTTCGCCCCCTCCTTGATGAGGCCGGCGAAAAACTCCTTCAGCTTTTCCAAGAGATTCATAATCAATCCTTTCTGCGAATCGTTGGTTGTTGGTTTTAATCTGGGGCCATTGGCCCCAGACCCCATATTTTTTTCCACAGGCCTTCCGGTTGCGGCGGGGGAACCCGGCGCGGGCCGGAAGTCTCGCCGACCATGGTCCAGGCCCACGGCCTGGTGGTCGGCGACCAGGACGTCGCGGCCGGCCCGGCCTTCCTCGACCAGGGCCACATGGTTGCCCCGGATATTGGTCATCACGAAATCGTAGGGCTGGCCTTGGAACTCGCCCGGGGTGAAATCCGGCTCGTAGCGGTAGGAGGCGGAAAGCTCCCGGGTCAGGCCGCTCTCCACCAGTTCGATGGCCCGGGCGTCGGTCAGAATGAGGCTGTTGTCCAGGTAGGGGGCGTTAAAAGCCGCGTCCGTGCCCAGGGAGCCGATGCGGTGTTCCTTCTGGGGGTTTTCGGCCGAGTCCGGGTGGTGGTCCATCAGGAGCGGGAGACCGTTGAAGGTCTCGGCCCCGGCCGCGAGGGCCGCCCCGGAGCGGTAGCCTTGGTATATGCGGTCGGGGTCCAGGCCCAGGCCGGACCAGCCGGGTATTTCCCGGCCCCGGTAGGGGTTGACCGTCTCCTTGGAGATATGGCTGACGGCCACATGGAGAAAGCCGTTCTCGTCCTTGCGGCGCAGGGATTTGGCGTCGAAGGTCAGAGTGTCGGTGGCCGGAGCCTCGGCCTTATCTTCGTATTCCGGCAGCCTTTCACCGGTCTTCATATCCACCACCTCAAGGACAAACAGATTGATTTCCCCGCCGCCTTCGGCTATACTGTCTCCAGAAATGCCAGAGGCGCTCCGCGACCAGGGGGGATTAGCCCCCCTCTTCAAAGGTGGCGTGAACTCTGGCATTTTTGCGTCTTGGGCCTTGGTTTTTTTTATAGCCACCAAGTGCCTATTTTTCGCCTCCCAGGTCGGCGAGCCTTCATGGTTCAGGCTGTAGGCAAAGAGGCCGTTATTCAGTTCTCCCACATCCAGCATGGTTTTGACGCGCTTGCCGTTGAGCTCGACCTCTTTGAATTTGGTGCGGAAGGCTTGATATTTCTTGTGGTCGGGCGTCTCGCGCCGGCCTAAAAATTCACCTGATTCAATAATCTCTGGGATATGGGGCACAAGCTCGGCCTTAACGGGGTTATCGCGCATAAAATTTTCAATTTTTCCCAAATTCCCGGCGACTATCTGCACCTTGCGGGGCTTTTCCTCCCCCAAGTCGCCCTCGAAAGACTTTCCCTGCAATTCACGCTTATAGAAAGCCCTGGCCGCCTTGACGTGGTCGCCGTTGTGTTCCTCCAGGTCCTGGCTGAACGATTGCGAAGGCCCCCAGGCCGCCTCCCCCTGCATCTTTTCCCCGACTTCACCGGCGGGCTGGCCGCTCTCGTCCAGAGGAACATGCGCCCCGTTGACCGTTATCCAGTCTTCGGGCTCGGCGTCAAAGGTCATGGCCCGGTCCGTCCTCATGCCGCCCGCTCCAAGACCGTCACCGCCGAAGTCACCCCGCCGGAGACCGGGTCGGCCGGCGGCGTGAGCCGGGGCAGCACCGGCTTCATGGTGCAATGGCAGTTGATTAATTCCCCCGGCTGGATGGGTTTGTTCACCTTCGGGTCAGGGTCGAACAGCCCCACATTCAAATCGAACTCCAGCCCATACATGGCCATGTGGGTCGGCCGGGGAACCTTGCCCCCGGGCCGGTGCATCCAGATGGCCCGGGTCAGGCCCATCTCCTGGTAGCGGGCGCTGGTCAAGGCATGGGTGGCCTTGTTGTTCTGGTCCCGGGCGATAATGGCCGCCCGCCGTTCGGCTATTTCCTTTTCCCTCTTCAGGGCCTCTTCCGGCCCCATCCGTTCCCGCCGCTTCTCCTTGCCCTTGACCTCTATCCAGGGTTCAATGGTTTCGCTCAGCCCGTGCAGATCCCGCCCCTTGGCGAAAGATTCCCCCACCGCCTCCCGCACCCGGTCAAAATACTGGTCCGGTATGCTTTGGATGAGGCGCACATTCGTCTCGATGATCTTTTGCATTTCGGCCGCCTCGCGGGCGGTCAGGCCCATTTCCACGGTGAATCCGGCCTCTTTAAGGGCCGCGTTGACGTTTTTCCAGGTGTAGCTGCCGGTATCCCGGGACAGCTTGCCGGCCAGAAGCCGGGCCGCCGTGTCGAGCCGAACCCTCAGGCGGCCGAAAATGGCTTCCAGGACCTCAAGGAACTCGGCGTCCAGACTGTCGCCCCACCTGGCGCGGTCCTGGGCCATAAGGCGCTCCTCATAGGCCGCCAGCACTTCCCGCTCCGTGGCCTTGGCCATATGCCGGACCAGGGCCTTGAGGTTCCGGGCATACCAGGCTTCAATGCCGGCGTTGGGCACCACAGCGCGGGCGGTTTTGACGGGTTCAGGCATTGACGACCTCATGGGGATGGGTTATAATTTCACCAGAGTTGAGGCGAACCGCAGAGATAATCTGCTTCGACTGCCGGAAGCCCGCGAGGGTCACACGATGGAGGGGTAGCAGTCCTCCCGCCTCAACAAGCGGCGAAATCCGGGAAGTAACCCGGAGATTCCCTTTGCGGATGCAGGCTCCTGTCCCGGTGCTTACGACGAAGATCATGCCTACCCTTCCTTTCCGGATTTCGCCGCTTTTATCTTTTCTGCCATTGACGAACATCTGAAAATCGGCTAAATTCTTTCCAGAGCCTGGGTAAACCGCAGAAAGACGCGTTCTAACTGGACGCACCGTTCCGAAAGGAGCGGACTGCCCCGCCTGCCGTGAGCCCGCGAGGGCGGCACGATGAGGGGTTGGCAGTCCCTCTACCCAGGCTTCCTTCTTCATAGCTTCCCCGCATTCGCGTCATTCATTTTTACCAAATGCACAATCTCGTGTTGCTCTTTTCCTGAAGACAGTTCAATCAGAACTACCGAATTTGTGTCATCTAAATGTTTGATGAAATTATAGTAGTTTGGCTTATCCTCTCTTTTGGAAGGCTTTATGACGTCAGGGTTATACAAGGCATGGCCTATCAAAAAGTTGTATTCCTCAGGCCGGATATCCGGGTGCCTTTCGAAGTTCCTATCAATAACCCCCTTCTTCAACACCACCGGCTTGTCTTCCTTGCCCAGCCTCTCCAAATCCTCAGTATTCAGGCCCGGCAGGGTGTTGTCCTGGTCAAAATCAATCTTCACGCTGTCGATCTTCTTTTGCTTTTCCTCCTGGGTCGTCTTGGCCTCCCCGCCTGAACCGCCGCCGGAACCGAATTGACCGCCCTCATCCCGGGGGTGGTCTTCCTCCTTCCAATCCTTAGCCCATAATTCCGCCAATCTTCCGACTTTGGCCACTTTAGCCGCCGAGGCCGCTTTAATTTCCACCGGCCTTCCGGTTGCGGCGGGGGAACCCCAAACGGGCGCTATGTCCGACGACCCGGGTCCAGGGCTCAGCCCTGGGAAAATTTTGGCCAGTTCGCCTTCCATCTCGGCCTCGCCGCCTTCCAGGTCCAGGTTGTTGAAGCCGCTGTCCGGGTCTTGAACCAGGGCGGCCCGCACCTCGGCCGAGGTCACCGCCCCGGCCTGGATATAGACGGCGGCGGTATCGGCCCTGGTCTTGCGGATGTCGGCCTGGACCTTCTCGTCATCCCTGGAGAGGGCGGCGAAGGCGAAGTCTATGTCCGGGCTTATCTCCCCCGGCCCGTTAAGCTGAATGACCCGGAGGGCCGTTTCCAGCCCCGGCCGCAGAATCTTCTCCTGCTGGCTGGCCACATGGTCGTAGTAGTTCCGCAAGTCGCTCTCCCCGGTGGGGTTGAAGCCGTTGGGGGAAATGCCCAGGAGCTTGACGGCCGGCACCTTGGCGATGCAGGCTATGAGTTCCAGGGCTTGCTTGACTATCTCGGTCACGCCGGAGAGAGGCGTGGCCAGGTTCAAGACGTTTTCGGCTTCCTTGTCGATGGCCAGGATGCCGTCGTTGGAGCGGTTCTGCACAAAATAGGCCAGCCGCCTTTCCAGGATATTCGCCGGGCCGCCGCTCAAAACAGAACTCATGTCCGTTTGCAGGATGGTCAGGGAGAACTTGGTGAGTAACCTTTGGGCGGCCAGACGGCACTCCTGGAAATGCAGGACGTAATCGTAGAGAATCTGGGCCAGGGGTATGCCGAAGAAGTTGTAAGACGGCCGCAGGATGACCGGGGGCTCGTTGGATACCACCCGAATCAGCCGGGAGGCGTGGACTTCCAGGTTTTGGATCCACCAGGTGGACGGCCGGAAATAGTGGGGCGAGAGCGGGTCGATGGTGTTGTATTGGCCAGGAAAGACGCTGATGGGCTCGACCACGGTGAAGCCACGGAGGCCGCCGGGCTTGAGTTCCGCGCTTTTATCGGAGATGTCGAGGGGCGTCTTTAGGTCGGCTCCGGCGGCCCCGGTGTCTATGAAAATGAGGCAGCCCCCGTAGTAGCCGGTCAGGGTGGCCGCCCGGTGGAAAACCGACTGGAGTTTGAATTTCTTCAAGTCGTCGCCCAGGCCGTCCAGGGTATCGTCCTGGCCGTTGCCATTCCGGTCGGTAATTTCTCCCCGCCGGGTCAGCTTTATCCAGGTCCGGGTCATTTCGCCGGCCACGGTATCGACACAGGCCGAGACCAGGCCGTTTTGGGTCAGGCCGGCCAGGAAGGGGTAACCCGGGAAGGGGGTGGCGCCCAGCCCCAGGCCGGCCTCGAACGAATGCTGAATCAGGCTGTAAACCCCGGCCCCGGCAAGCTGGGAATCGGCGGCCCCTTGCACTTCCAGGTTGGCCCCCAGGGTCCGGGCCGGGCCGAAGATCCGGCGGATTTCTTCGGGCGTGGGGATGGCCCCTTGGAACGGCCGCCTCTGGGGCCTGAGGCCCCAGACCCCCGAATCTTCCACCATCCAACCGGCTTCGGCCGCCGGTCCATGCGCCGGCGCCATGTCCGCCGCCCCGGTCCAGGCCCCCGGCCTGGCCGGCGACGCGGTCCGCGGGTTGCGGTTTTTCCGGGCCCGGCGGCTCATAAACGCGCCCCCCGGCCCATGAACCCCCGACGCAGGATGGCCGGGTTTATGGAGAGAGGCGGCCTCTTTTCAATCAGAAGGTTGTAGGCCCCGGAGCAGGCATCGGCGTGATCGTCGTGGGCAGCTTCAGGGAAAGCCTCAAGCGCGTTGAATAGCTCATTATTCCAAGGTGCCCGCAGAAAAAAGACATTGCCGGCCTCGCATTGGGCAGAGAACGGCCCAAACCTGGTAGGCTTTTCCCCACCCTCCGGGCGGCTCTTAACCGGCCAGCCATGTAACATCAGGGCTAAATCCTGAACCTGGGATTTGCCGGCTTGTCCAGGGTCTTGCGGGAGACCCACCGCCACAGTTTTGCCGTCCTGCTCGGCCAAATTGCGGATGGCCTGCCGCACATGATGGGGGCCCTCTCTCATACTTTCGCAATGCAGAACATAAAATCGCCCATCCACGGCCTTGCCCATTTTTATGCCCACCGTGAAGTCCGGGTTATTGGTCTCGGTTTTTTTTGTGGCCGCCAAATCCCAATAGCGGATTGTCTGCAAATCGACCGGCGCGGCGTCAACCACTTGACACCAGGAACGCTGGAAATAGAGTCCGGCCGCCGGGCGAATCTTCCAGTTGCCACCCAAAAGCCGCTCCCGGTCCACCCGGGGCAATGCTTTAAGGTTGGCTAAATAGCCAGGGTCGGCTTCCATCAAAATTTTGTTGTCGTAGAGAGACGAGGCGATAAATGTAACACTCTTGGGCTGGCACTCATGGCCGTAAGTTTTGACCAATTCTTCCGCCGTGTCAGCCCAGATAACTTTATCGTTAAGGCTGACCATCCAGCGAATTTCTCCGGAACGCTCAGGTGTGGCCAAACCGGTTTCTTGATCTATCCACCAGGATATAAACTCGGCCACCCAGGAATCCGAGTCAGGGTTGCAGGTCGCCCGGACATAGGGTTTGATGCCGCAAAGGCCGCGGTTTCGGGAGAGCATATAAAAGAACTGGCCCCGCGTGAAGTGGGTCAACTCATCGAAGGCGATGAAAGTAATTTGGCTGCCCTGCCAATCCAGAACGGACACTTCTCGGTCTAAATGAGCGAATTTAACCCTGGCCCCGCTGGGGAAAATCCATTCCATCCTGTATTCTTTTGGCTGGCCGCCTAGTCCAGGGTAAAGTTTCAGCGATTCATCCCAGAGCCCGCCGGGGCTGAGCACTTGAATGGCGTTTCGCCGGAAAATGACCGCGTTGAAGCCAGGATTTCCAATATGCCGTAAAGGCTCAAATTCCAAGCCCCAGGTTTTGCCGCCGCCGGCCGCGCCGCCGTATATGGCGATGTCGGCCGAAGTGGACAAAAAAGCCTCTTGCGGGCCTGGCTGAGGCTTAATCACGGCCATTATCGGGCATCCTGTAAATCTGCCGTTCCGCCTTTCCGGCTTGGTTCATGGAGATATTCAAATTCAACTTTCCTTCGTCCGGGGCCATCGCTTCAAAGGCGGCGGCGAATTTCAGGGCCAGAGCAAGGTAATTAGCGGCGTCCTTATGGCCCAATTTTTTTAAGTCGATGTTTTGGAGTTTCCGAAGGCCGGCGGCCGTGAGTTGGTCGCTTATCCGGCCGGCCCGCCGGCGCCGGGCCTTTATCTCGGCCTTTATGGCCTCGGCTTCCTCCCGGGCGATGTGGTTGTCGTATTCCCGGGCCCTCTCGACCCACCCGTTCTTTTCGCTCCAACCGAAAACCAGCTTTGAATTTTTCCCGATGGCCTCGGCGCACTTCCTAAGGCTCCGGCGCGGAAGGCCGCCCTTATATGGCTGCTCGGCATACACCCAAAACGCGGCAAAAGCGGCCGAACTCTCGCCGGGCTGCCGGCCCCAGGGTTCGCCGGCCTCAACTGTCATCCCCGAATATCTCGGCGGTGTCTATTTCCCCCAGGGCGGCCACGGCTTTTTTCATGTCGCCCTTGCAAAAAATCAACACGTTCTGATGGGTCTTGCCCAATTTGCGGCTGTTGCTGAACTGTTTACCCACCCGCACGACTAAGGAGCCGGCGGCTGAAATCAAAATGGCCTCGTTGTAATAGGCCAGGCCGGCGTCCAAAAAAGCCTTGACGGTATCGCTGACAAAATTGCAATACTCCCCGCCCTTGGCCCGGACTTCCCCCACCACGAAACAGGCGAAGCGGTCAGGGGCCAGGAGGGCGGCGGCGTTTTGTATGATTTGCCGGTAAAGGCTTATAAATTCAGGATATGGCTTATTGCTTAAATCGTCCGGGTTATCGCTGTATTTTTCCAGGTCAACATAGGGCGGGCAGGAAAAAAGGAAATCATAACCACGGCCGGCGAGGTTTTGGATATTGACCGAATTACCGGCAACCCAGGACGGCTCCGGCGGGCAGCCGGGCAGGGCCGACAAAACCTCGGACCAATTTAGGCGGTTGGCCTCGATTTGACGGGCCGAGAGGTCCACGCCGAAATATTCCCGGCCCAGGGCCGCGGCCACGATTCCACGCACGGAGCCGCCGGCGAAAGGGTCCAGCACCCGGCCGGCCGGCGGGCAGAACCACCTATAAGCCAACTCGCACAGCACCGGGTCAAAAATGGACGTGCCAAGCTGCTTGATTTCGTCCGGGCAAAGCCGGGCGAATTCCTCCCAGGTCATCTTTTCGCCCAGATCTCGTTCAAGTTCGTTTTTGGCCCGGTAGGCGCTTATGGGCTGGCTGGAAATCGAAAAAGTCAGGCCCCGGGTCTTCCGGTCGCCGTCATTTCCCCGGCCGATTTCGCTCTTGATTCCGAGCCGTTTCCAGACGGCCTTCCGCTCCTGCCAGGGGCCCATTCGGGCGTCCAAGACGGAAAATGGCAGGGCCAGGAACCGCTCGGCCAGGCTTTGCCCCGCCTCCTGGCGGTCGGCCGGTGTGTCGGAGGCCTCGGCCTTCCCGAGCAGTTCCTCGATAAGGTCCGCGCTAAAGCCGCTCAAGGTGGGGTCGAAGCCCTCGGCCTGGCTCAATTCGTCCAGGAGGCCGGCCAGGGCCCCCTCGTCCATCACGGCCAACTCGGCCAGCCGGTTGTCAGCGATGAGGTCGGCCCATTCTTCGGCCTCGCTGGCGTAATCCTGGAAATCCACCGGGCACTCGGTCAGGCCGAGCCGCAGGGCGGCGGCCAGGCGGCCGTGACCGCGCACGATGAACCCGGAGCGGTTGCTGACCGTAATCGGCGCCCGCCACCCCTGCGCCTCGATGATTCGGGCCAGGAGGGAAATTTGAGCCTCGGGGTGCTGATTGGGATTCCGCGGATTCGGGATTATCTTCTCAACCCCGACCATCGCGTCATGCGCGCAAAAGATTTTCACGCTGTCCTTTCGCTCCACCTTTGCCCTACCTTTTTGGCTCCGTTTTTTTGCTGGCCTTTTTGGCCTGGGGCGCTTTCGGTCGCTAACGCTCCCTGAAACTGTGGTCAGTATAAGCCCGGTTTTTTAGGGTGAGCCGAAATGAGCCGGATTTGACCCGCATAGATACGGATATGACCCGAAATAAACTGTTGACAGGGGTTTTTGACGAAAAAAGGGCCGCCAAGGTGGGGGCGGCCTTGCGCGTCAAGGATTTAAGGGCGGTTTTGGGGTGGTTTAAGAGGCGTTTTGTGAGCGGCCGGAAATTTGGGCTTTTACCCAGTTACGGAGATCTTCCCGGGTGGTCACCCAAGGCCCCCTGGCGCTCAATTTTGAGGCCGGGAAATCCGGGCGCTTGAGGAAATCTCTTTTGACTGTCGCTTGGCTTAAATTCAGGGTTTGGGCAATGTTGGGTATTCCGACTATCAAGAGTGGGTCTTGCTTGTCTTTCACCTAATGGCGTCCTTTCTGGTTGTGGGGCCATATCAAAGACTTAGCAGAGATTAACCGATTGCCGCCGGCCTGTCAACTCGTAATCCTATTATTTTATTTATGTTGCACGAATAAACCATTACCGCCAGATATTTTATAATGCCTTTGAACATCATAGACAATAAAAGCATTGAAATAAGATTTTGATTATGAAAATATGCGATCATGGAGGACGAAAAATGACCAAAACCAAACGCCCGATTATAAACCCTTTGGCCGAGGCCCGGGCCGCCGCCGTGGCCGCCGCCAGCGTGGAGAACGAATTGCAGGCCTTGGAACGCCAGGCTTGCACCTGCCTAATGTGCGGCGCGGAGTTCGACCCCGCCAAGAGCCAAGGTGCGCTCTACCCGCCGCCGTTCTGCCCGAATTGTGAGGCCGAAATCGCCGAAAATGTGATATAGTCCCCCGCATGGCTGAAATTTTTATTCAATACGAAGCCGGCCGCCGCTTTCTGGCCTGTGGATTTTTCCCGCCCCCGGGCCTTGCCGGCCTCAAGCCCGGCCAAGCCGGCTCCGTGTTCACCGCCTTGGTTCTGGACGTGCCGGAAAATCTGCCCCCCTGCGAGGTGGCCGAATTGTTCCAGGCAACCAAGATTGACCCGCCCTGCTTCCGGGTTTCCTTCGCCGACCTGGGGCCAGGCCGAAAAATTATCGGCAAGACAATCACATTGACCGAGGCCGCCGAAATAACCGGCCGTTTGCGCGGCACTCTGAGCGGGGCCGTCAGGCGCGGCGAACTCCCCACGTTCAAAAACCCGGCCGCCCGGCCGGGAAAAGGCAACCGGGAACACATGGTCAACAGCCTGGACCTAGACCGCTATATCGCCAACCCTGGCCGACCATGGGGCCGGCCTCGGAAGCCCGAGGCCCCGGCCGCGCCACCGAAGAAGCGCGGCCGGCCACCAAAGAAAAAGCCCGGCTGACCGGGCTTTCGTTACGACAGGAAAACCCCCAGGCGGGGGCTTTTTTGTGTCCCGGTTTGTGCACCGGACGGTGTATTCTGGTGCTTTTTTTGTGTCCTTATGTCGCTCTAAATCGCTGAAATCGTTAGGTGGCGTAGAGTTGGCAATCCCGCTGGGGGAGGGCTCTCGCGAGCCCTGCCCCAGACCCCACCCGCGCCGGGGGCTTCGCCCCCTGGACCCCCTAGGTTTTTCAGCATCGCCGAGAACTCGCCTCTCGGCTCAAACACTCGGCGATGCGGTGGCCTTGGCGGCTGAACCGGGAGGGCGAGCGGGGTTCCGTATTTCCGGCGAAAGACCCAACTACAATCTTAGGGCTGAAAGGCATGGGCTTACGGCGAAGGTTGACAACCTTTCGCCAGAGGTCCCGGTTGGGAGTATAGAAAAGGGCCGGTCATTGACAACCCGCCCCATTTGGGCTATTCTTAAAAAACCTGAGGGGCGGTGAGACGCCCCCCAGGTGGAACCGACCAACTCAAACGAGTTAGAAATTTGGCCCCCACAGGCTGCTATCCTGTGGGGGCCGTGTTTGTTGGTTAGACATCATCGACGCTCGTTAGAAACGCCGGGTTATCAACCAGACCAGTAGACCGGATATTATACCGGCTACCACGTTCCCAAGGAAAACATCCAGTAGGA